TGGCGGCCCCGTTAAAATAAAAGATCGTCAATATTTAAAAGGTAAGTAAATGCCGTTGACTATTGTTCCGGAAAAAGATATACCTTTGCCGGATGATTTTGAAGCACAAGAGCCCACTACTTTAAACACAAAAGTTAAGGTCGCTGCTTCTACCGCTAAAGTCCTAGTAGAAGGAGGCGCAGAGATTCCCGTGAGTACTCCCGAAAAAATTGATGCAGAAGAATTGTTTAAAGTTTTTACTGATCCCGAACAAAAAGGAATAGCTAACGCTGCAGTAAATAAATCTTTAGCAACCCCTGCCACAGTTAAACATTTGTATGCTATGCTTAGTGACTATGATCATCAGGTCGTTCAGGAAGCAGTGCAGCTTAGACGCTTTGTTACTAATAAATTAATAGAAGATACTGGTCTTAATGACCCACGCCATAGGCTGAAGGCGTTAGAATTACTAGGGAAAATCTCAGATGTGGGATTATTTTCCGAAAAAACAGAAGTTATTGTTAAACATGCAACTACGGAAGAGTTGGAAAAACAAATAAGAAGCAAACTCGCTAACATCATAGGACGCGAAAAAACAATTAATACATCTTTTGAAGTAATTGACGACGAAATGGGGACATTAGAGAAAGAACCAGAAGGAGAAGAATAAAATGCCAACAGGAGTTCCATCACCTTGGCTGTCGTTAATTTCAGTTTTATTGCCAATAATCATTAGTGCCTTTATGTGTATGGTGTTATTGGTGGCTTGGAAGAGAGCTAACAGAGCTGACGGCAACCACGAACTAAAATCATCAACTATCTTTACTAATATGCTAATTGCCGGTGCGATATTTGGTTCAGTAACGCAATGGTGCATGGGTGAAATAATTAACGCCTTAACCAATGTTCAAACTAATGAGATTAAGATGATGGTGTTAGCTTCGTTATTTACGGGGCCGCTATCTTTAGCTATGTATCATGGGTTACGAGGTTGGTTTCGTACCCGTAATCCTGGGATGTATAAGTTTTTAACCGTGAAACACGCAGCAACAGCTGATGAATTAGGTCTATATGGCGGCGATGCATCAGATATGACTGTGCAGGCTCACGATAAAAAAGAAAAATAAACATGAAAGATAAGTTAAAAGAGTTATATTGGGATTTATTAGATTTTTTAGAGGATGTAGGTAACTTTATATCTAAGAATTGGCTTGATTATTCTGTGTATATATACGCTGCCTTGACTACAATATTTATTTTGTGGCTACTTTAGGAGAAAAGGGGATTATGAAGACAATTATTCATGTAAATCAGCATAAAATAAGGGCTAACACCAAAAATGGGACTAATGAGCCTGTTTTAACTGTAAAAAACTACAAAGAAAACCGATATTGCCATGAAGCTACAATTCATGGGGAATCAAAGGTAGTTCATAGCCCCCATAAACCCCTATCTTGCGGTGCAAGGGTGTGGATAGAGACGCAATCAGACGTAACTTTAAGATGAAATTTATATTTTTAGTGATAATTGCTTTTATTCTTTGTGGATGCTCCATGTTGCTCGTTAGCACATTATGAATATAGAAGGATTTGACCCACAAGATATTCAACTAGCACTATCCAAGCTTAATACTCTACCCAGAGCTGAGCAGATAGATTTTCTAGAAACTCTAGAAGCTTATGAAAAGCAAGCACAGCTAACCGCTCGACAAACTACCTTTCTGCCTTTTATAAAACACGTATATCCTGGCTACAAAGTTGGACCTCATCATCGACATTTAGCACAGATATTTGAGGACATAGCTAACGGAGTTAAAAAAAGGGTTATCGTCAATATCGCGCCACGACATGGCAAATCAGAGCTTATCTCTTACTTAGCCCCAGCTTGGTTTTTAGGCAAGAACCCCCATAAGAAAGTAATCATGGCTTCGCATACAGCTGATCTCGCGGCTAACTTCGGCAGGCGCGTGAGGAACCTTGTAGGAAGCGACCCCTATCAGGAGATTTTTCAGAATGTGAAATTACAGGCTGACTCCAAGTCAGCTTCCAGGTGGGGTACAAATTACAACGGGGAGTATTTTGCTATTGGTGTAGGTGGAGCGCTCGCAGGTCGTGGAGCTGATTTGTTTATTATTGATGACCCGCACTCAGAGCAGGACGCCAAACTAGGTAAGCCGGATGTGTTCCTACCCGCGTGGGAGTGGTTCCAGTCTGGACCGATTCAGCGTTTGATGCCGGGTGGGGCGATTATTGTGGTGATGACCAGATGGTCGAAGCTTGATCTGACAGGTCAGATTGTCAATCAGATGGTGAAAAATGATGATGTTGATGAATGGGAGGTTGTTGAGTTCCCAGCCATCATTGAAGATAAAAATGGTGAGGAGAAATCTCTATGGCCGGAGTTCTGGCCTTTGGAAGAATTACAATCTAAAAGAGCCAGTCTTGATCCGCGTTACTGGCAGGCGCAATATATTCAAAATCCCACAAGTGAAGAAGGAGCCTTACTAAAAAGAGAATGGTGGAAGACGTGGGAGTTCGACAGACCACCCCCTTGTGAATTTATTATTATGAGTTTGGATGCAGCGCAGGAGAAAAACACTCGTGCTGATTATAACGCACTAACAACATGGGGTGTATTTTTTAATGAAGAAGTTGATAATTATAATATTATATTGTTAAATGCCATAAAGAAACGGTTAGAGTTTCCTGAACTTAAAGAATTAGTTTTACAAGAGTATGCTGATTGGGAACCTGATGCGTTTATTGTGGAGAAGAAATCTAACGGAGCTGCTCTGTATCAGGAGATGCGACGTATGGGCATACCAGTAGGGGAGTTCACGCCGGGTAAAGGGCAGGATAAAATCAGTAGAGTAAACTCTGTAGCTGATTTATTCCATTCTGGTATAGTATGGGCCCCTGAAAAGAGGTGGGCTCAGGAAGTTATTGAAGAATGTAATGACTTTCCAAGTGGTGCGAATGATGACTTAGTTGACGCCACTACACTAGCTATTGCTAGGTTCAGACAAGGTGGGTTTATTAAACTGCCTTCAGATGAGAAAGACGAAGTGCAGTTGTTCAGAAGTTCAAGAGAAAAACGATTATACGCAATTTAAGGATTAATTATGGCAGACGTAGATAAAAGTCTTTACGCATTACCAACAGGTGTAGAAGAAGACGCTGTTGATGAAGAAGCAATAGAAATTGAAATAGAAGATCCAGAAAGCGTAACTATATCTGCAGGTGATACCGAAATAACAATAGACCCTGATGCTGCTATAGATGATGCCTTTAATGAAAATTTAGCTGAAGAATTAGACGAACAAATTCTTGATGAAATAGCTGGGGAATTATTAGGTGAATTTGAAGCTGATATCAATTCCCGTAGAGATTGGCTAGATACTTATGTAGATGGTTTAGAGTTATTAGGACTTAAACTTGAAGACAGATCAGAACCTTGGGAGGGTGCATGTAATGTCTTTCACCCGCTAATGACTGAGGCATTAGTTAAATTCCAAGCTGAAACTATGATGGAGACTTTTCCAGCCACCGGTCCCGTCAAATGCCAAATCATTGGTAAAGAAACCAAAGAAAATATAGAAGCATCTCAGCGTGTTAAAGAAAATATGAACTACCAGTTAATGGAGTTGATGCCTGAATATCGTCCTGAACATGAAAGAATGTTATGGGGTTTAGGTCTTGCAGGTAACGCGTTTAAGAAAGTCTATTACGATAGTAATTTAGAAAGACAGGTCTCTATTTTTGTACCAGCTGAGGATATTGTAGTTCCTTATGGAGCTTCTAATTTAGAAACAGCAGAGCGTGTAACCCATGTTATGCGTAAAACTAAGAATGAGATGAGAAAGTTACAGGTCTCTGGGTTTTATAGGGATATAGAAATAGGAGAACCTAGTTACGATTTAGAAGAAGTAGAAAAGAAAATAGCTGAGAAAATGGGCTTTGATGCTACCACAGACGATAGATATAAAATCTTAGAAATGCATGTGGACTTGGATATAGAAGGTTATGAAGATGAAGATGAAAAAGGTAAGAAAACAGGAATAGCTATTCCTTATGTAGTTACCATAGAAAAAGGTTCAGGGGCTATTTTATCTATAAGACGTAATTGGGACCCTGTTGATCCTGGCAAATTAAAACGTCAGCACTTCGTGCACTATGGGTATATACCTGGTTTTGGTTTTTATTGCTTTGGTCTTATTCATTTGATTGGCGCGTTTGCTAAATCAGGTACTATGATTCTTAGACAGTTAGTAGATGCTGGTACTTTATCTAATCTTCCAGGCGGGTTTAAATCCAGAGGGCTTAGAATTAGAGGAGATGATACTCCTATCGCTCCAGCAGAATGGCGCGATATAGATGTCCCTGCAGGAACTTTGAGAGATAATATTCTACCGCTTCCTTATAAGGAACCTAGTCAAGTATTAAATAATTTAATGAATCAAATTATTGATGAAGGACGTAGGTTTGCTAGTGCCGCTGATATGAAAGTTTCAGATATGTCTTCTCAAGCTCCTGTGGGTACTACACTAGCTATTTTAGAACGAACACTTAAAGTAATGTCAGCTGTTCAAGCACGTATTCACTACGCTATGAAAGCTGAGTTTAAATTATTAAAAGCCATTATTAGAGATAACACCCCTGCAGATTATTCTTATGAACCGGTAGATGGTGGTAAAGCAGTTAAACAAGCAGATTATAATTCAGTAGAAATAATTCCTGTGTCTAACCCCAATGCAGCTACAATGTCTCAAAAAGTAGTACAGTATCAAGCTGTAATGCAGATGGCGCAAGCTAATCCTGATATATACGATATGGTTGAATTAAACAGAGAAATGTTAGAAGTATTAGGGATTAAAAATATAGATAAACTGGTTCCAGAAAAAGATGATATTGAAATGCTAGATCCAGTTGCTGAAAATATGAATATATTAAACAGCAAGCCAGTTAAAGCATTTATAGAGCAAGATCATGAAGCTCACATAAAAGTGCATATGGCGTTTGCTCAGGATCCAAAATTACAACAATTAGTTGGTCAAAGTCCTAACGCTGCTACTTTTCAGGCGGCTATGGAGGCACATGTAGCGGAGCATATAGGTTATGCATATCGTAAACAAATGGAAGAACAACTAGGAGTTCCATTACCAAAACTAGGTGAACCATTACCAGCAGATGTAGAAGCAGATGTATCTAGATTATCAGCAGCTGCCGGGGAACAACTACTCCAGAAAAATACTGCTGAAGTTCAACAACAGCAAGCACAGCAACAAGCTCAAGATCCACTTATTCAAATGCAACAAGCAGAATTAAGAATTAAAGAACAAGAAGCTCAAACAAAAGCTCAAAAAGTAATGGCTGATATTGAAATTGATAAAGAGCGCTTAGCGATTGAAGTACAAAAAGGACAACTAGATCGTTTGGAAATGGAGTCTCGTGAACGTATAGAAGGAGCTAAATTAGGGGCTCAGGCTATAGAAAAAGATAAAGATTTACAAGCTAAGCAGTTAATAGAAGGAGCTAAATTAGGTGTAAAAGTAGTACAAGAAGATAAAGCCAGAGAAGATAAAACTCACGATGTTAAATTAAAAGAAAGAACTAAGAGGAAAGATACTAAAACACAAACTGAAGGGTGATTATTATGCAAGAAGAAACGTTACAACTTCTATCTGATAAAATAGAAGAGAGACGCAAAGAGATGTTAGAAAGTTTAGGAGATGGTACAGCTGATAATTTTGGGGCATACCAACATGCCTGTGGTGTAATAAGAGGTTATCTCATAGTACAGTCCTTAATTTCTGAAGGACTTAGATCATTGAAAGAGGGGGATGAAGATGAGTGAAATTATATCCCCTCAGATGGAACGAGTTATAGAAGATCAAAAAGAAATAGCTAAATTTGATGACCCACCACCAGAAGCAAATATAGAATATGGGTCAAAAAAAGCTACGCAACTACCGCAAGTTAAAGGGTTTAGGATTTTGTGTGCTGTTCCTGAAGTAGACGCTACTTACGAAAGCGGTATTATAAAAGCGCAAAAGACTAAAAGCATTGAAGAACATTCTACAGTTGTACTTTTTGTAATGAAGTTAGGAGATATGGCTTATACAGATAAAAGTCGTTTTCCAACTGGAGCATGGTGTAAAGAAGGTGATTTTGTTATAACTAGAGCATATTCGGGCACTCGTATCAGGATTCATGGTCGAGAGTTCCGCATTATTAACGATGATACTGTCGAGGCTGTTGTGGAAGATCCTCGTGGGTATGAACGCGCATAGGAGAAATGGTATGAGTGATAAAATTATTAACGAAATCCCTGCTGAATTAGAGGGTGAAGAAGTAGAAGTAAAAATGGAAGAGCAAGAAAATGTGGAAGTTGCTCCTCCTGACTCTATAGAAAAAGTAGAGCAGGAACCAAAAGCTCAAGAGCCCGCCTTATTAATCGAAGAAGAAGACGATACACCCATAGAGGATAGGAACAGAGATCCTTTACCCCAAAAAGTAGTAGAAGAAATAGAAAATGACACCTTAGAAGATTATTCTGAACGTGTTAAACAACGTATGGCTCAACTTAAAAAAGTATGGCATGACGAAAGAAGAGCTAAAGAAGCTGCAGAAAGAGAAAAAGAAGAAGCTATAAAATTTGCTAGAAATATTAGCGGTGAAAATACTAATCTTAAACAGACTTTAAGTCGAGGAGAAGAAGAGTATATAAAGGCGCTTCAAACTTCTTCAGAGAAGGAAATGGAAGTAGCTAAGCGTAATTATTCTGATGCTTATGAGACAGGAGAAACTGATCTTATTATAGAAGCTCAAACGCAAATGAATGAAGCTCAATATAAATTAGATAGAGCTAAACGTTTAAAACCTAAATATTCTAACGAAAGAGCTTTACAAGATAATGAAAAAAGTGTACAAAATGAATCATTACAACCTAGAGTACCCGTACCTGATGCTAGAGCCCAAGATTGGCAAGCAAAAAATCAATGGTTCGGTAAAGATGAAGAGATGACTAGCTTAGCTTTAGGATTGCACGAAAAGTTAGTCAGGTCAGGAATTGACCCTTCTTCGGATGTTTACTACCGTCGTATAGATGAAACGATGCAAAAACGGTTCCCTGAAAATTTTGGGGACAGCACGTTGGAGCAGGATAAACCTAGCCAACGCAAACCTTCAACTGTAGTTGCTCCAGCAACGCGGAGTACCGCGCCAAAGAAAGTACGTTTGTCAAAAACGCAAGTTGCTTTAGCTAAAAAGCTTAAGCTAACGCCGGAACAATATGCACGAGAAATGATGAAATTGGAGAATGCAAATGGATAAAGTTACACAAAAAGAAGCAAAAAATGTTGAACCAAAACGTACTAAACCTACGAAGAAAGTTAACAGAACTGATCGCGAAGCTGAAAGTCGTGAAGAAGTATTGAAAACTCAAGAATGGAAGCCATCATCTTTGTTGCCAGAGTTTAAAAAGCAACCAGGTTGGGCATATAGGTGGATTAGAGTTTCACTTCTTAATGTAGCTGATAACATAAATGTATCCTCTAAAATGCGTGAGGGCTGGGAACCGGTTAAACATTCCGATCACCCAGAAATCAAATTGGTAACAGATCCTAACTCATCTTTTAAAGATGCAGTTGAAATTGGTGGTCTGTTGCTATGTAAAGCCCCACAAGAAATAGTTGATCAAAGGAATGCTTATTATAAGCAAAGAACTGAAGATCAGACTGAAGCTATTGAAAACAATTACATGAATCAAAATGATCCACGTATGCCTAAGTTTTCAGACGGACGTCAAACTACTTCTTTTGGAAAAGGCAATAAATAAATTAAGGAGACACAATAATGGCTACTACAGCAACCCCTTATGGGTTCAAGCCTCTTAATCATATCGGCGGCACTCCCTATGCGGGAGCCGTTCGACATATTAAAATTGCGTCTGGATTTGGAACCAACATCTTTAACGGCTCTATAGTTAATATAGTAGCAGCTGGAACGATTGAAGTAGTTACCGACATTGGCGATAACTCGGATCAGTTCCCAGCTGGCGTAATTGGTGTTTTTGTAGGTTGTACTTATACTGATCCTACCAGTAAAAACAAAACATTCTCGAATCACTGGCCTACAGGCACAGTTGCTTCAGATGCGATGGCTTACGTGGTAGATGATCCTGATGTGCTTTTTCAAGTACAAGCAGATGCTTCAGTAGCACAAGCTGCTTTAGGTGCTAACGCACCATTAGCAGCCGTACAAAGTACATCTACAGGTGATACTACAACAGGAGTTTCTAGTACAGCACTAGATGCAGACGTAGTTACAACAGCTACCGTTGCATTTCGTATTGTTGATTTTGTAGAAAGTCCAGACTCAACTGTGGGTGATGCATTTACTGACGTAATTGTTAAGTTTAATGCAGGTCAACACTCATATACTAACTCAACCGGTATTTAAGGAGATATAAGACATGGCAATTTCAAGAGCGCAATTAATGAAAGAATTGCTCCCTGGCCTAAATGCCTTATTCGGACTTGAATATGCGCGTTATGGTCAAGAGCACAAAGAGATCTTTGAAACAGAGTCATCTGATAGATCTTTTGAAGAAGAAACAAAACTGTCTGGTTTTGGAACCGCACCTACTAAAACTGAAGGTTCGGCTATTGCGTATGACAACGCACAAGAAGCTTGGACAGCTCGTTACAATCACGTAACAATCGCTTTGGGTTTCAGTTTAACTGAAGAAGCGGTAGAGGATAATCTATATGATAGTCTTTCTGCTCGCTATACCAAGGCTTTAGCCAGATCAATGGCTAATACTAAACAAGTAAGAGCAGCTAATGTTCTTAATAACGGTTTCAGTCAAAACCATCTTGGTGGCGATGATCGTTCTTTGTTTGGTGTTAATTCATCTGGTTCTACTACTAACCATCCGTTAGTTAGTGGCGGAACAAATAGTAATACTCAGGCAACTGCTTCTGATTTGAATGAAACCGCATTGGAAAATGCAGTAATTCAGATTGCAAATTGGACAGATGAACGAGGATTATTAATTGCTGCCAAACCACGCAGACTGGTAATTCCACCAGATTTACAATTCGTTGCAACTCGTCTATTAGATACTGCCCAACGTCCGGGTACAGCTGATAACGACATCAACGCATTGAAAAATAATGGTGCAATTCCAGAAGGTTACTCAGTTAATCATTTCTTAACTGACACCGATGCGTACTTCCTAACTACTGATGTACCTAATGGTATGAAACACTTCGAGCGTACAGCGTTGACGACATCTATGGATGGCGATTTCGACACTGGTAACGTACGTTACAAGGCTCGCGAGCGTTATTCCTTTGGGTGGTCAGATCCACTAGGAATGTTTGGATCACCAGGTGCTTAATTTTCCATTCACCTTTTATTAAGTGACTGGATCCTAAACATAGCCCCACTTCGGTGGGGCTTTTTTTTGCGTTGTGCAAAAGCTTTAAATTGTGTAGGATTAAACAAACCGGGAGAACCGGCTTACTAAACTGCCCCGGCAGACGCATACAAGATTAGTAAGCTTAAACTCTGTATGGAGAAATAGAATTATGGCTAAAACAACTTTTTCAGGTCCTGTTCAGTCGTTAGCAGGATTTATTAGCGCTGGTAACAGTAGTGTAGTTAGTTTAACAGCTGATACAACTTTAACTGTTGCTGATCACGCAGGTAAAATATTATTAACCAATGACGCAGACGGTAAATTTACTTTACCTTCTATAGTAGCAACTGTCCCAGGTAATCCGGGTGATCCTAATCAAACTAATAATTTAGGAGCTCAATTTACTTTTATAGTACAAACATTAGCTACGGATATGGATATTTTAACAGATGGTACAGATAAATTTGTTGGGTTCGCAAGAAGTTTAGTGTCTACTGCTACTACTGGTAAAGATTGGTTCCCTGCGGCAACTAACGATGTTATGACTATGGATGGTACTACTACAGGTGGTATTGTTGGGACTTTAGTTAGAATTACTGCTATTGCAAGTGCTGAATATCATGTGGAGGCGTATTTAAAAGCTTCTGGTACTCTAGCTACTCCGTTTGCTGACACGTAAAATAGGAGGCTGTTATGAGCACAAGTGATGTTTGGGCGATTACGCCCTCAACAGATGATGATAGATACAGAGCTGATGCGTCCATATCGGGCGCGGGTGCTCTTACACTTATAACTCAAGATGCTGGTGTAAATGGTATAGGTTATAAAATTGAGTTTACTTCCGCTGGCAATGATAGCGCTAGAACTTTCACTATAGTTGGACATAAAGTAGGTGATCTAACAGGTACTGCTACAACTGAAGAAGTTACTGGAGGTAATAGTGGAGCCGTTTCATCAACTAACTTTTATGCGTACATTGAATCAATTTCTTTTGATGGTGCTTCTGCTGGTAATGTAAAAATAGGAACTACAGGTTCCTTAGCTTTACCACGCACAAGAATCAGAGGGTTTCAATATGTAGGAAATTCAAGCGCAGGTAGTGTGGTATTTAACTTAAATAGTACTACCGGTGCAGAATTGCTAAAAGTTAATACTCCAGCTAGTGCGACTGTTACACAACAAATGTCTATACCTGGCGCTGGTATATTAACTACCAGAGGTAGTAACACAGATTTTGCTATTATGACGTTAACTAATGTTGCGTTAATAACGGTATTTTGTGGTTAGAATTGATATAGGCTTTACTACTATGCTGCAACACATGAGAGAAGAAACAAAGAGTATAGTAGATTTAGCTTCAGTATTTACGGTTCTGGGGACGCTGCTAGAGTGGCTCCCCCATGTAGCTGCATTTTTTACAATAGTGTGGACCGCTATCCGTATTTGGGAAACCGATACAGTTCAGGGATGGCGGAGTAAGTAATTTAAAGGAGGCAAATAAAATGCCAAAAGTTGGAAATAAGCATTACCCTTACACACCTGAAGGTAGAGCTGCAGCTGCAAGAGATCGTAGAGGTCGTGGCTTAACAGCTACTGAAGGTTTTGATAGACCAGGACAGTTAGACGATGCTGCTGGTAGAGCTATGTATAAAGATGGTGGAAACGTTGATTTTCGTAGATTAATAAGCAGACTACCTGAAGAAAAAGAAACTAAAAAGAAACCAAAAAAGAAAGTTTACAAGGATATGACTGCTATGGAAAGAGCTCGTCAAAGAACACAAAAGATGAAGAAAGGCGGTAAAGTACAGGGCTACGATTCTCGTCTTGATGAATCTTTAGGTGCTCGTCATGGTAAGAAGAAGGAGCAGAAATATAAAGATCGTCGTGATGAAAGCAAAGCTATGGAGAAAAAAGGCGGTAAAAGAGCCTATGCTGGTAATAAATCTTCCGCTCAAGGTAGATCAAAAGCTTCAAAACGTGCTGATGGGATAGCTAGACAAGGTCACACTAAAGGCCGTTTAGTTTAACAGGAGTTTATAAATGGTAGCCCCTATTATAGCTAGAGGTCTTCCTGCAATTTTATCGGCGTTTGTAAGATCATCATCAGGTAGAAAATTATATAAGTCTCTTAGAAAAGATGAAGGTTTAACACGTTCTCAAGCTTTACAGACTTTAAAACAGAGGGTGGAAAAAGCTACTAGAGATGATCCGGGAGTAAAGCAACGTTTAGCGGCTCTTGAAAAAGGAGAGGCAAAAGAATTATCTCAAGCTGAAATATTAGCTAAAAAGATAGCTGACAGAAAAAAAGAAAAGTATGATTTTGTTCAAAAAACTGGCTACCTTAAACCTGAGGATAGAAAAATTCATGGTTGGGATGCGTTTAAAGGGAGCGCATATACACATGAACCAGTACCAGTCAAAGGTGTATCTGGTCCTAGCCCAAGAAAATTTACGTTAACTGCAAAGCAAAGAAAAAGCTACCAAAAAGCTATAGACGATGGAATCGTAGGCCAACTAGATAAACCCACACAAAGGCAGATAGCTACACTAATTGATCAAGGCAAACTTAAACCACGATCCATTGTTCCTACATCAGGTAAGATGGGGACAAGAACTGCTGAAACTCAGCTTGGTTTATTTCCAGGTGAAGATACAGTGATTCGCACAGCGCCTAAAGTAATATCCGAAAAAGCACCTGTTAGCGCTACTAAAGTAGGTATGCTTAGAAAAAGCATTAACAATAATAATAACACAATAGAAAAACTTAAATTAAAATTAGCAGATGACAAATTATCAGACACAGATAAATATAATATAACTCAACAACTACAGAAGGCTTATGCTAGAGAAGATAAGCTTCAAAATGAATTAGTAGCTTTAAAAGGGCAAAGATCTTTATTTGGCGAGAAAGCTGGAGATGAATTTTCAGAAGCATCCGCTGTTGCTGAGGTTAAAAGACGTTTAGAACGAGATAGGTTAAAAAGAAAACGCATGGAAGAAGCGTGGACAAGAGAAAAGGAATTAAAAACAATTGAAGAAAACGCAGCTGCTGTAAGAGCTGATATACAAAGAGATCCTCGTAGATTACCTAAAGATGTATATAAAGAACCATATAACCCACAAGAATATGGGTTTGAAGGTTATAACCCCGGTTGGAAAGGTGAGCCTGTCGTAGGAGGGGAAAGAATTTATAGAGGGTCGGGTAAAGCACTAGAAAGAAAAGGTTATGTTACGCCTAAAGCCCATGAAACTATGAGTGGTACAGGCCGAACAGAATTACCTGAATACACCTTAGAATCACGTAAACCCTATGGAGTACCAGAAACACCAGGAGCCCAAGGCGCAGCACCTATGTTTGCGAAAGAATTAACGGGTCGTCAAACAAGAAGGTCTATGGAGGCTATAACTCCTGAAGATGATATTTTAGCCGGTGTTCCTTATAGTCTTAATCCACAAGGAAGATTAAAATTTGCGTACCCTAAAACTGGGGATATTAAAACATCTTCCTACCGTGTGACACACGAACCGGCAAGTTGGGGTAGTACAAAAAGGGTTAAAATACCAGAGAGGGTTATTGCAAGTGAAGCAGCGTGGGATGCACGTCTTTTAGGTGTTAAAGGGCCAACAGAAGAGCAGATTAAAATGGGAGCATTCGTAAAAAACCCTAGGTATGGTCGAAGTGAGGTTATGTGGGCAGGGCCTAGAGGAGCTCCTCATGATCGTGCGAACAGCCAAATAGGTTTAACTTTCGATGAGTTTAATGCATTAAGCGATCTTCAAAAAAATGAGCTTAATAGACGATTACAATTAGCAAAGGCCGGAGGGGCTAAAGTTTCTACTCCTAAAACGGGGTATAAAATACCTCCTGAATTAACGCAAACTGGGGTTACTGAAGCAGAATTTGCTGCTCTTGCTGGGCCAAGAACTAGAGGAATGATGTGGGGGGAACAGCGTGGAGCTTTAGACAGAGCTCAGGGCATCTCCCCTACTGGTGTTCCCATACGCAGTGCAGCTGGAAGACATGCTAAAACTCGTCGCAAAGCTATTCTTGAAGATGAATTTACGACTCTTGACGATGAAACTAAAATGACTACAGCAGATTTTAGAAAACTACCACCAATGGAAAGATTGGTTTTGCTCAATAAAAATTTTGTTGCCACATCACCAAAAGGGCAAGGATTTAAAAGTTTAACCAAACAACAAGAAAGGCTAGATGAAATTAAAAAACCTAAAGAATGGTGGGACACGGGTGCTCCTGATAAACCTATGGATTACACAAAAAGTTACAGAGGTGAAACTAAAAGTCAGGCGCTGAGAAAAGCTAAGCGAGCAAGAGAAGAATTTAGGAAAATAGCTCTTGAATTTTCCCCAGAAGAATATGCAAAACTTAAGCCAAGTGAAATAGCGAGTATACGTTCCTATATTAGATTTCACCCTGAAGGCCCAAAACAAGGTGCAAAAAAACTTAGTGAAGATATTTCGGAACTTGCTAGTCATATGTCAAGACCAGACGCAGTAAAATTTCTTATTAAACAGGGGCATACTTTAAAGGTTCACCCAAGAAAAATAGCTCCATTTAAGAAAGGCGGCTCTGTAGATAAGAATTGGATACAAAAAGTTAGGTCTCGGATAAAGAAAAAAGGCACTGAAGGGGTATGTACTGGGGAAAAATATGGCAGTTCCTCTTGTCCTCCAGGGTCTAAAAGGTATAACCTAGCCACAACTTTTAGAAATATGAACAGAAAGAGGGCATAAGATGGCTACTTCAGGAACAACAGCCTTTAATTTAGATTTAAACTTACTTGTAGAAGAAGCGTTTGAGCGTTGTGGCGCAGAATTGCGTACTGGCTATGATTTAAAAACAGCTGCACGTAGTCTTAATTTATTAACTATTGAATGGGCTAATAGGGGTGTTAATTTATGGACTATAGAAGAAAACACAATTACTTTAACTGATGGAACAGCTACTTACCCCTTACCTTCTAACACTATTGATTTAGTGAGTCAGGTTATTAGAACCGGCTCTGCAGGTACACAAGAAGATATTAGTATATCTAGAATGGCTGTTCCTACATTTGCATCTATACCCAATAAAAATAGTTCAGGTCGTCCTAATCAGGTTTATATAGATAGAAAAACAGATACTCCTACTATTACTTTATGGCCTGTTCCTGATAATGATGATTATACTTTTGTGTATTGGAGAATGAAAAGAATTGAAGATTCTGGTACAGGTGTTAATACTCAAGAAGTACCTTTTAGATTTTTACCTTGTTTGGTAGCAGGATTAGCATATTATCTATCTCTAAAAATACCCGGTGCTGGAGAAAGAACTCAGTTTTTAAAACAAGATTATGAAGAACAATGGATGTTAGCTTCTACTGAAGATAGGGAAAAAGCTACTCTGCTTATATCACCAAGGCAACAATTTGTGTAGGTCTTAATATGGGACAAAAATTTGCTTCAAATAAAAACTCTATAGCCATTTGTGATAGATGTGGATTTGAATTTAAACTTAAACAACTTAAGAGTTTATTTATAAGAAAAACGCAGACTAATATCAAGGTGTGTCCTGAATGTTGGAATCCTGATCAACCACAGAATATGCAGGGGATGTATCCAGTAGATGATCCTCAAGCAGTACAAGATCCAAGACCTGATACAAGTTTAAGTGTAAAAGGTGGTAAAAGTAGTAGGGGTATACAATGGGGGTGGAATCCTGTTGGTGGAGCAGCTAGTCCAGCTAATGAGCTTACCCCTAATGATTTAGTAGCAGAAGGTAAAGTAGGAAGTGTTACTATATCAATAACATAAACTAAGGAGATATTAAATGACAAAATATGTGCAACCACAAAAAACTAAAGTTCCTCATGTAGCAGGTTATCCAGAAAAGGATATTAAAACCTCAGGAATTAAAACACGAGGAAATGGAGCAGCTACTAAAGGTAATAAAGCTAGAGGACCAATGGCGTAAATATGAACTACACAGAATTAGTAGCGGCTATCAATTCGTATACGGAAAACGAATATACGACTACTGATGTAAATACATTTATTAAGAATGCGGAGCAGCGTATATATAATGCTGTTCAAATACCAGATATAAGAAAAAATGTAACTGGTACTATTTCTGCTAATAATAAATTTTTAGAAGTCCCTACTGATTGGTTATCAACCTATAGTTTATCTGTTATAGATGCTAATAATGAGCATACTTATCTTTTAAACAAAGATGTTAATTTTATCAGAGAATCTTTTCCGGATACTGATACAACTTTTAATGGAAAACCACAATACTATGCGATATTTGATGACACGACGTTCATATTGGGACCTACGCCAGACATTGTCTACAGTGCTGAGCTACATTATTATTTCTATCCTGACTCTATTGTTACTGCTAGTACTTCTTGGTTGGGTGATAATTTCGACACCATTTTATTTTATGGATCGTTGTTGGAAGCGGCTGCGTACCTAAAAGAGAATGATGAAATAACTAATCAATATAGAGAAAGATATGCAGAAGCTCTCGAAGAATTAAAAGGTCTAGGAGAGGGTAAAAATAGACGCGATGCTTATCGTAGTGGGCAAGTGAGGATTCCGGTTCCTCGTTCTCAAAGGGCGTAAATAAATGGCTATTGTTCAAACACAAACTACAAGTTTTAAAGTAGATTTACTTAATGGTATACATAATTTTGGCACTGGAGTAGTACGTGCTGCTACAACAGCAGATACTTTTAAAATAGCTTTATATACTTCAGATGCGGATTTAAGCGCCACTACAACAGCGTATAGTGCTTCTAATGAAGTTTCTGGAACTGGCTATACTGCGGGGGGTAATACACTTACTGTTTCACAAGTTCCTACGTCAACTGATACTACTGCGTTTTTAAGTTTTAGCCCTACTTCATGGACTGGTTCTACTATATCAGCTAGAGGTGCTTTAATTTATAACAGTACCCAAAGTGATAAAGCGGTAGCTGTTTTAGATTTTGGTAATACTAAAACAACTAATAATCAAACATTAGCTATAGAATTTCCCACTGCTAATTCTTCCAGCGCTATTATAAGGATTGAATAATGACTGATTCCTCCGTAATTTCTGATCCTCCTCAAGTTAATATAGATAATAAACGCCCTTCAGAAAAAGAATTATATAAAATGCTGTGGGAGAAAGATGAATACCGTATTGTTTCTCCTGGGGAGGGTATATATCACGAATTTTTAAATATAGCTAAACCACGACAAGGTTCTTCTTTAATAGATTTAGGATGTGGTACTGGTCGAGGTGGTTTGAATTTGGCTATCTTTGGAGGATTAGATGTAACGTTAGTAGATTTTGCAGATAATTGTTTAGATGAAGAAATTATCCCCATGCTTGAAACTCAAAGTCATACTTTAAGATTTAAACAATGTGACCTAACGGAACCCCTACCTGTCAAAGCAGCTTATGGGTTTTGTACAGATGTAATGGAGCATATTAGACCTCATCATGTGGACCAAGTATTGGATAATTGTCTCAACGCTTGCCAACATGTATTTTTTCAAATATCTACTAAAGATGATGTCATGGGTAAACATTTTGGGTATAAATTACATTTGAGTGTCTATCCATATGAATGGTGGCTTCAAAAATTTAATGACAGACAATGTATTATTCATTGGTCGCATGAATCTGATGGGGTTTGTTGCTTTTATGTTACAGCATGGGTTGATGGGGCTGATATTGTAGATATAGGCATAATTAATACAGCAGATGAAGAAATAAAAGCGAATATAAAACATAATATAGGTTTAGGGTTTCAACAAGCTAAGCCTTATCCTACCAACGATATAGATGTAATGATTGTAGGCGGTGGGCCCAGTCTAGAGAATTATACTGAAAAAATTAGACAGTTAAGAGCTGACGGTGTTAAACTCATTACTATAAATGGGGCTTATAAATGGTGCATTGATAAGGATATAAAGCCTTCTGCTATGGTTATGGTAGATGCTAGACCATTTAATGCACGATTTTGTAAACCGGTTATAGATGATTGTAAATATTTTATAGCTTCCCAATGCCACCCTTCAGTATTTGAGGGGCTTCCTAAGGATAGGACATATATATGGCATACAGGCGCAGAATTAGTTAGTGATATATTAAATAAACAAAGTGAACAATGGTGGCATATTCCAGGTGGATCAACAGTTTTGCTTAGAGCCATTCCTTTGTTTAGAATGTTAGGTTATAAAAGATTTCATTTATTTGGGTGTGATTCATGCTTAGATAATGAAACACACCATGCATATGAACAAAAAGAGAATGATGGTGATACAGTACTTCCTGTTAACGTGGGCGGGAAAATTTATTACTGTAACCCTTGGATGATTTCACAAGCCCAAGAGTTTATTAATTTAATCAGAGTTTTAGGCGAAGAAATTGAACTAGAAATATATGGGGGATTACTTCATCATATTTTAGAAATGGGCGCATCATACAACGATATTAAGGAGATTTAAGAAATGGCCGCATCAGCATGGCAACTTTACAATAGTGCAAAAAAATATATTGGTAATGGCACGATTACATTAGGCGCTGGGGTATTTAAAATGGTTTTAGCTTCAGCTAGTAGTAATGCGTCTACTTTTACATTAAGTACTTATGCTTCTGTTACTAACGAAATAGCCACTGCTGGTGGGTATGCAGCGGGTGGTAGAAATCTTGTACCTGCTACAGCTCAATGGGTAACTGGGGCTTCGGCTAAACAAATGAAATTTACTCAAACCACTACAGGACTTACTTTTACTGCGTCAGGCGCTAATTTAGCAGATATTAAATTTGCGATTATACGTAATTCTACAGGCTCTGGAGCGGGTAAATTATTATGTTTTTGCCAATTATCAAGTTCTAATTTTACTGTAACGTCGCCTAATACTTTAACAATTATACCAGCTGCTACCGGCATATTTACTCTAACTTAAGGAGTAAAAATGGCTGTTCAAACTGCAGGTTGGGATAGAGGAACTTGGAGTTCTGGTCCTTGGGGGCGAGGATTAGCTAGTAATGGTGTTGTTGGGGCATTGGCTATTGCCAGTGCAGCACCTACAGTACTTTCTGGGGATATTGCTGCCCCTGCAGTGGGAGCTTTAGCATTAGCTGGTGTAGCACCTACTGTAACTAATAAATTAGATATAGTACCAGATACACTTGATGTAAGTATTGGTGGGTTAGTACCAGATATATACCCTAGAAAGATAACTACATTAATAGGGACAGTGGCATTAAGTAGTGAAGCGCCTGTTGTAACAAATATGGTTAGCAGGTTAGTAACAGGATCTGCTACTATACAAGGGGTTGCACCTATTATTAGTGACCCTAATTGGATTATAATAGATACAGACCAAACACCGGACTGGAAAGAAATATAGAGGAAATAATATGGCTAGTACATTTTCATCATTAAAATTTGAGCTAATAGCAACTGGTGAACAATCCGGCACATGGGGGACCACTACTAATAATAACCTTTCAGTGGCTTTGACAGAAGCTATCGCTGGTTCTACAGATGTGTCTTTTTCTAGTGGAACTGTAACCTTAACTTTATCTGATACTGTTGCTGCTCAACCAGCTCGTAATTTAAGACTTAATTTAACTGGAACGTCTGGCGGTGCTCAGAATTTAGTAGTCCCTGCCATTGAAAAAAGCTATTTAGTTAATAATGGATGTGCAGATGCTATTACTATTAAAACTCCTTCGGGAACAGGTATTGCAGTAGCAGCTGGTAAAACAATGTGGGTTTATAATAATGGCACAAATGTTGTAGATGCTGTTAATCATTTAACATCACTAACTTTAGGAACAGATTTAGCCCTTACAGAGGGTGGTACAGGAGCAAGCACAGCAGCGGCAGCAAGAACAAATTTAGAAGTTGGTATAACTAAAAAAGGCTCAGATTTTGCATCAGGTAGCCCAACAGTTCCTACAGATGGTAACTATTTTGATGTAACAGGCACAACCACAATTACCGCGTTTACTGTAGCTGCTAATCGTCATTTCTTTTGCCAGTTTGATGGCGCTCTTCAGCTTACCCATAACGCTACTGATTTAGATTTACCTGGTGAAGCTAATATAACTACAGCAGCTGGGGATGTAGCAGAATTTTTTAGCACGGCTAGTAATGACGTTCAATGCGTTAATTATACAAAAGCTGATGGAACGGCAGTAGTAGCAAGTGCAGGAGGTGGTCCTTCTGTTGGAACAAATGCAGTTATCAGAACAAATGCTACAAATATAGCTGAGACTATAAATATAAGAGATCATGCTGCTACTTGCACAGCTGATGCAAGTGCGGATACCATAAATAAAGGAACAGATGATGGCTTTGCTGATAATGACACAGTTCAATTTGAAAATTCTGGCGGTGCTCTCCCTGCTGGTCTAGCCGCAGGAACGCAGTATTTTGTTAGAGATGTTGCTGCTTCTACTTTAAAAGTGTCAGAAACATTTGGTGGATCAGCTGTAAATATTACTGGTACGGGTTCTGGAACACACACTATATACCAAAATATAAATGGTATGACATCTGGCCCCATTACTATAGATAGTGGTACAGTTACAGTTCCATCTGGTTCACAATGGAATATTATTTGAGGATAAGAAATGAGTACAATAGATAGCACAAATGTCACGACAACGAATATTAGGGCAACAAATGTACAAGATGCAAGTGGTGGTAATTCCTCTACTCCAGCAAATATTTTGGCGGGTTCAGTAAAAGCATGGGTAACCTTTGATGGAAGCGCGGGGACAATTTCTCCCGCAGCATCCTTTAATGTAGCTTCTTTAACTGATAATGGGAATGGCGATTACACAGTTAATATTGATACTGATTTCGGTAGTGCTAATTGGTGTGCCACAGGGTTGTGCGATGCTGCTGGAACTGCATGGGGTGGAATGTCGTTTGATAATTCTGCTGTAAAAACTGCTGGAACTGTAAGAGTACAATGTTGGGATGATGTAAAAAATTCAAGTGGGCATCTTAATCCAGCCGTTGTAGATGTAATGTGTATTGGAGTTCAATAATGAATGATAAAAGAATAGTATATCAAGGCGAAGATGGCATCGCTAAAATAGTTATTCCAACGAAAGAATATAAAGGAACAATGGAAGATTTATTAAAAAAGGTTGTTCCTGAAGATTGTTTGGGTTCAGCAGATATAGTGGAAGTTGATACAATACCTAATGACAGGACGTTTCGTAATGCTTGGACGACTTCTAAAGGAAAAAGTGCTGAGATAGATTTAGCTAAAGCAAAAGAAGAAGCAAAGATTAAAGTTAGACAAGCCAGAACCCCTAAGTTTCAAGAACTAGATATTGCATACCAACGCGCTGATGAAGATGGTGATGCAGATGTTAAAAAGGCGGTAGCTGATAAAAAGACAGTTTTAAGAGATGCTACGAAAAATACTAAGATTACTGGTGCTTCTGATGTTGATAAATTAAAAGAAGGTATGGAATCAGTTATTAAAGAGGTACAGGACTTAAAGGTTTAGAGGATAAATAATGGGAACACAAATTCAAAGCGCAAAAATTGTAACTGAAGAAATTGAAAATGCTGCGGGAGCGAATCCTTATAGTATTAGTTTAAGTGCAGAACAAGCCACAACAAGTGGAACAAGTATTGATTTTACTAGCATTCCTGCGGGAGTTAAACGTGTTACCTTATTAACACACTCTATGTCTGGTAGTGGAACAAGTGAGTTCTTAGTACAATTAGGTGATTCTGGTGGTATAGAAACATCTGGGTATCTTAGCAGATATGGGAGAATTTCTGGTACAAGTGCAGCTACTGAGGGTTCAACTGCGGGGTTTATTATATTCAATGATGCAGCTTCTCTTTTAAATGAAATAGTAGTGGATATTTATCTTGAAGATTCATCTAATAATACTTGGGTTGGGATGTATAGTGCAGCAGTCCAAAGCACAACTATTATGGCTTGGGGTGCTGGGAGTAAGGCTCTTAGCGGAACATTAGACCGAGTTAGATTAACTCATGTAAATGGTTCAGACACCTTTGATGCGGGTGCAGCCGCTATTCAATTTCAATAGGAAAATAATATGGCAGACGTAATTGAAGTAAACGTACAAACAGGGGAAAAGATAACACGTTCTTATACCCAAGAAGAAAAAGATAATATTGCTGCTGCTGAAGCAGAAGCAAAGAAGAATTTTAATGCTCTTGATTATAAGGCTAAACGTATGTCGGAATACCCAACGATAGAGGAATGTGTCCACGCAATACTTGATGATGATTTAACTGCACTTCAGGCTAAAAGAAAAGCTGTTAAGGAGAAATATCCCAAATGAGTAAGATAACCAATACAAGTTTATTTTTAGTAGAAAGTGCAGATGCTGCTGCTGACGTTGCTGGTTCTGGACAAGTATGGGTTGATAATCAAGCACCAAATCAATTAAAGTTTACCGATGATGCTGGAACTGATTTTGGAATATCGCCCTCATTTATAAGTTCAGAACAAACTGTGGCTGTTGATACAGCTTTGAATGTAGCGCATGGATTAGGAGCAAAACCAACTGAATACACAATAACTTTAATTTGTAAAACGGCAGATGCAAATTATTCTGTCGGAGATGAGATAATGGTAAACAACACTAGCCACGATGGTTCAGATCAAGGGTATACAAGTTGTTGTGATAGTTCTAATGTGTCTATTATTCAATCAAGTGAAATTCAAGTAATAAATAAAACTGGGTTTGATAAATCTGGTATAGACGTTAATGACTGGAGATGGATTGTGAGGGCATGGCTATGACAAAATTTTGGGTAGATGATAAAGGTAAATTAGTTCAAGCAACAGATGATTCGCAAGATTTATCAGACAGCTTAACTAAAGTTTTAGTCGCGCCTGAGTCAGGAAAACAAGTGTGGGATGGAAGTAAGTGGACTGATCCTAATAAAGTATTGGTTATTAAAAAACGTCGTAACCAATATCCCAGTATTGGCGATCAACTCGACATGCAATACAAAGATTTAATAAATGGCACAACTACATGGAAAGATGCTATTGCTAAAGTAAAAAGGGATAACCCCAAATGATTTACAATATAACGTGGCCTAACTAAACCCTAATGTTACAAGCCTTAATAGGACCAGTAGCTTCACTACTGGATAAATTCATACCAGATGCTGACACTAAACAGAAGTTAGCGCATGAAATTTCTACTATGGCTGAGAATCATGCCCAAGAAATTGCTCTAGCTCAGATAGCTGTCAATCGAGAAGAAGCGAAGGGAAATTGGTTCCAAAGTTCCTGGCGTCCCGCTTGTGCGTGGGTTTGTGTTTTAGGCTTTGCTATAAATTTTTTGGTTTCCCCACTAGCAGCGCCATTTGGTATCATTGTGCCGCAGGCTGACACAGGAACGATGCTTCCGGTTTTGATGGGAATGCTCGGTTTGGCGACCGCTAGATCGTACGACAAGGTGAAAAAAACAACAAAATGAAAGAGTTAGTTGACTTAATGGAAGAGGGAGTAAATAATATGTTGAACAAACTTAAAGATTGGGCTGGATATGTTCCGCCTTTTGTTTGGTACATACTAGTATTTATACTTGGTTATATTACTGGTTCATTATAAACAATAAAAACGAGGCATTTTTATGGCCTGGAAAGATCCTGACTATGGCGGGTTATTGCCATATTGTATAACCATAAAAGAAAATGCTTATATTAAAGTTCTTTCTGAAGGGAAGTCCCAAGCAGAAGCATCTTTGGAACTAAATGTAGCTAGATCTACAATAGCTGATACTGTTTATCGGGTACGTCTAAGAAAACAAAAACAAGAATCAGGACAATCTACACTCTATAATGAAGCCGGCGCTCCTGCAGCTACATGGGTTAAAGGTAAACCACAAAAAGGTCAAAAAACCACCCAAGAAGTAATTGATGAAACAGTTTCCGCCTTTAATGAGAAGGTTAAAGCTAGGTCTGTAACCACTAAAACCCCCAAAGTAAAAACTAAAGACCTTCTAGCTTGTATATGCATTGGCGATGCTCACCTGGGTATGTTGTCATGGGAGGAGAAAGCTAAGGAAGACTTCGATTTAAAGATAGGATGTAAGGATTTAACTGACGCGGCTGATAGAATTATAGATGCTATTCCTTCTACACATGAAATATTAATCGCACAGCTTGGTGATTTTTACCATATAGATGATTCGTTAAACCAAACCCCCGCAAATAAAAACCCTCTCGATGCTGATTCCAGATTTTCTAAAATTATTAAATCCGGTATATATGTTCTCAGGTACTTTATAGAAAAAGCCTTGACAAAACATAAAATTGTGCGTGTTAGAAATGTAGCAGGAAATCATGATCCGCATTCTCATGTAGCATTGAGCTGTGCTTTGGCTACATTTTATGATGATAATAAACGTGTAATTATTGAAGACTCACCTAAAGCCATGTATTACTATAATTTTGGCAAGAATTTAATTGGTATAACTCATGGACACATGCCGAAGCCAGAAAAGCTTGCCTCTATAATGGCTGTAGATTGCCCAGAATGGGCCGAATGCGAGTTTAAATATTGTTGGCATGGGCATATACATACAAAACGTAGTTTTGAATCTATGAATGTTATTATCGAATCGTTTAGAACTTTGGCCCCCGGCGATGCTTGGACAATAGATTCCGGATATAGAGCTGGTAGAGAAATTCAGGCCATAATATTACACAAGGATTATGGTGAAGTAGAGCGTCACACAGCTGGAATAAGGAGGGTGCGAAATGAAAAGAAAGGGCTTTAAAACATGGCCCCTCATATGTGTGGAATGGTATGATCACTCAGGAGATGCGGGGTGGGTAGACAATTTAGACGAGTTAGATGAAGCCCCAATAACATGTAAGACTGTAGGTTTTAAAGTAAAAGAGACCGAAACGTCTATACACATTATGTCTACTATTACAGATGATGGAGGTCAGGGAGGAAATAACGAAGTGTTAAAAAGTTGTATAATTAAGGAAAAAGTTCTCAGGAAAAAGTTATGAGTTTATATGCTCTTATTATAGTAACTATATGCTATATGATAACTTTTATTGATTTACTACTTAAAGGTAACTATCCTTTAGGGTTCATGTTTTTGTTTTATGGTCTATCATGCGTGTGTTTAATGTTTTTGGTAGACTTAAACAGGTAGGTAAAATATGGTAGATGACCCGATTGTAGACACTCCTATTAATGGGCATTATAAAAAATTTGTAGCTTTTGAAGCTGATGAATTATGCGAAAGATTAGGGGTGAATTACCCTCAAGAAATGACTTATTTAGATTTTGAAGAGTTAATACAAGAATGGCATGAAATGGGAATAAGTATAACATTTGATGTAGACGTCCCAGAAGTATGACTAAATGGGTAATAGTACTTGTAATCTACTATGCAGGAAGTAGTGGAAGAGTAGATATTTTGCCATTAGAAAATATAATTTTTAATGGCGCAATGAAATGTAATGAGTATAGGCTTTCTAAGGAATTTCAAAATAAATTAAGAGAAAAGTATAAGGATATGAATATAGCTTACGTAAAACCTGTATGTAAGTTAGTTAATTATATTGATGAAAGAATAGCTTTTCCCGAAAATAGTTATATTCCGGACGATGATTGGCCTATAGAGTATTTATTTAATCCTACAGGTCCTATAGACTTTACAGGAGAAATGAAATTTGAGGATGAAAGTTAGAATATGGCGTTAAAAACACTACAGTTTCAACCAGGTATTAATAGAGATAAAACTAATTACTCCGATCAAGGTGGGTGGTTCGATGGAGATATGATTAGATTTAGACAAGGATACCCAGAAAAAATTGGTGGGTGGCAGGTAGAAAACTTTAGTCCTTATAAGGGAACCGCTCGCAGCTTATATGCTTATGCTACTTCTGATGGTGCTGTAAATATTGGTGTTGGCACTAATACTAAAATGTATATCTGTGCGGGAACAAGCACAAATGATATAACACCTATAAGAGCTACTTTTACTTCCACTGATACAGATAATTGCTTTACTACCACAACTTCTGCTCCTACTACTGTAACGGTTAATATAGCTAGTCATGGCGCTACAGCAGGGGATTTTGTTACTTTTAGCGGGGCTACTGCTGTAGGTGGTATAGCCGCAGCAAATCTTAATTTAGAATTTGAAATACAAACAATAGTAGATTCAAATAATTTTACAATAACTACATCAGTTTCAGCTAGTTCAGGTGCTACAGGTGGGGGAACAGGTATTACAGCTGCTTTTCAGCTTAATATTGGTTCAGCTACAACTTCTGGGGGTTTAGGTTTTGGTACAGGTACTTTTGGTAGAGGTACTTTTGGTTCTAGTGTTGTGGCTCCTACTGTTGTAACTTCTCAATTAACCTTTCAAGATAATTTTAATAATGATTTAATATTTAATATATCGGAAGGTGATATATTCCATTGGACATATGAAAATACTTATAGTAATAGAGCTGTTAAATTAAACTCATTATCAGGTTCTAGAGCTGTTCCAGAACAAGTAACAAAAATACTTTTTGCCCCTAGCGGACATTTATTAGCTTTAGGATGTACTTCTTTTAACCCTACAACAACAGCTGGCGCTGGTATATCTAGTATTACTAGGGGGGGTACAGGTAATACAACAGCTACTTTAACCACAAGCGGCGCTCATGGATTATCTACACTTGATTATGTAACTGTTACTGGAACAGTACCTAATCTTTTTTCCTTGACTTCACAAATTACTGTAACTGGCTCTACGACTTTTACATACACTATGCTTGCTGATCCAGGTGGTAATGCTACTACTGTAGGGAGTTATGTTAAAAATAGTTATGGAGGGACTTTAGACCCATTATTGGTAAGGTGGGCTAATGTAGACCCTACTATTGGACCTGAGCCGGAAGTTTGGGAACCAACCGCCACTAACACAGCTGGATTTTTACCAATTAAATCAGGTTCTGAAATTATAACTGGTATAAACGCACGGCAAGAAACATTAGTTTGGACTAATACAGCATTGACTTCATTACAATTTTTAGGGACTGGAGAAGTTTTTGGTTTAAATGAGATAAGTAATGAGATTGATATTATGGGTCCTAATGTAGTGGCTACTTCTAATAACAACGTATTTTGGATGGGTAATGATAAATTCTATGTATATTCAGGTCGAGTAGATACTTTACCTTGTACGCTAAAACAATTTGTTTTTGAAGATATTAGTAGAAACAAATCTGATACATTTTTTGCTGGTACTAATTCAGAATTTAATGAAATTATTTGGTTTTATGTTTCAGGTAGTTCTAATGAAATAGACCGATATGTTATTTTTAACCAAGAAGAAAAGATATGGTACTACGGGTCATTAGCTCGTACCGCGTGGATAGATTCAGGTGTTAATGAATTTCCTTTAGCTACAGATAATGGCAATCTATATAGTCATGAGAATGGTAATGATGATGGGCAAAGAGCTCCCACTGCTCCGGTAGCTATCAACTCATTTATTCAATCCGCAGATATGACTGTAGGAGATGGGGAAGAATTTGTTTTAACTAAACGAATTATACCAGATGTTAATTTTACAGACTCAGATGTAACTAGCACTACAGGAACTACGCTAACACCTGAAGTTCAAATGACTGTAGGGGTTAGAAATTTCCCAGGAGTAGCTTCCTCTACAACAGATGTTGCTGGTACTTCACTAGAAAGAAATGTTACTACTGCTACTGCTACTATTGATCAATATACTGATCAAGTATTTGTAAGAGCTAGAGGTAGACAAATGAATTTTAAAATAGGATCGACAGGAGTAGGAGTTCAATGGCAGTTGGGGTCTCCACGTGTTGATTTTAAACCTGATGGAAGGAGAGGATAGTGGCTGATGTAAATACAACAAAAGCTCCTAATTTAGTTATTCCTACAGAGGAGTATTCTCAATCTAACCAAAATCAATTTACTAATCAGTTACGTATTTATTTTAATTCTGTAGATGAATCTACAGTAAAGCAAAACACAGCTATTCTGAGTAATAATGTTTTATATTGGATAGGTAATTAGTATGGCTTTTCAAGATATTACAGGTATTAAAATAGCTCAAGTTGCTTTAACTACAAGTTTTGATACATATTATACAACACCTAGTGATACTCGCACTTATGTTAAAGATATAACTGTATCTAATACCACTGCTGGCGCTTTAAATCTTTTTGTGTGTTTAGTGCCAGATGGAGGTTCAGCTGGAAGTACAAATGCATTAATATATACTAAACAAGTAGCTGCTAATGATATTTACCAATGGACTGGTCTTCAAATCATGGAAGCAGGGGGTACATTACAAGCTAAAGGTAGTGGTACTGGATTAACGATAAACGTTTCAGGGGCAAATGCAGTTGAGTAATATGTTGTGGACAATATTGATTTTGACTTCATAAAAGAAAATGAAGGCTTTGAATTGCGGGGTTACGTACCTGTAGATAAGAATAACGAGCCATTAGGACATTCAGGAGTAACTATAGCTTCTGGGTTTGATTTAGGTCAAAGATGCCCTAAAGATATAAAAAGTCTTGATAAAGAATTGAAAAATAAGCTATTTCCTTATTTAGGTTTACAGGGAAAAGAAGCTTTAGAAGTAGCTCATAATCTATGTATTAGTGAAGAAGAAGGTAATAAGATTAATAACTTTGCTAAAAGACAAGAAATTGGTAGGCTGCAAGAAAGATGGTATGATACAACTGGCTCTAAATTTGAATTACTGCCACAAAATAAAGCTACAGTAATTGCTTCTGTGGCTTTTCAGTATGGGAATTTAAAGCTAAAAACACCCAAATTCTGGGCGCAAATCACTTCCGACGATTGGGAAGCTGCATACAACAATCTTTTAGATTTTGGGGATCGTTATCCTTCCAGAAGAAAAAGAGAAGCTGAGTATTTAAAAACACATGAAATTACAACCCGTTTTAAAAAACGAAAAATGGTATAAAGGAAACACAATATGAACGACCCACGCTTACAGGCAGAAGGATTAGCGCAATTTGGTAGACACGGAGATTCCATGCTCATGCATGTGAATCCCGAAGAAGTACAAGGGCTTCAAGCATTAGCTCAAGCTAACGGCACATCACTTACTACTAATCCATATACGGGTCAACCAGAGGCTTTTAATTTTAGGAGTATGTTAAAAACTGCAGCACCTATAGCTGCGGGATTTGCATTTGGCCCGGCAGCGGGGGCTGCTATGGGGGGAATAGGTGCGACTGCTGGAGGTATAGCCGCAGGAGCATTAACAGGTGGTGCTATAGCCGCAATGAGTAATGAAAATATATTAGGTGGCGCTCTTATGGGAGGCTTAGGCGGTATGGGCGGTGGCTCTATGGCTGGCGCTGCTGGCGCTGCTGGTAGTACAGCTGCTCAACAAGCAGCAGCTCAGTCTACTATAGCTGGGCAGAATGCAGCTAATTTAGCTGCTGAAAATGCAGCAGCAGCTCAACTAGCTCGTAATCCTTTAACACCTCAAACTTTTGCCGGGGGTTTTGGTAAAACTGGAGATATAGCAGCTCTTTCTGCGCCTGTGAAAGTTCCAGCAGGAACAGGTGTAATTCAAGGTTCACAATTCGATGCATATAGAACCCTTAACCCAACTAAATTTGGAGATGTTGCTACATCTACTCTTGGGGATAGAACAAAAACTTTATTTAGTGACCCAGGAGCTGTGGCTACAGAAATGGGCGGTGGTAATAAGCTATTAGGCTACGGCAAAATGGCGGGGATTGGCGGAATGCCATTACTTGCTGGATATGAACCTACAACTTATGGCGCTAGTGAAGGTGAGTTTGAACCACCATATGATCCTACAAGAAGACTTGATTTAGAAGGTATAGATACTGGGCTTAGGTTATTAGCTAATGGTGGTGATGTAAGAGGAAATTATTCTGGTGATCCTAGGATTTTTCATCAAATAGACCCAGGCCCAGCAGTCAGGCGAAAAAGATTGGAAGATTGGAGGGAAAGAGAAGCTGCTATTCAAGAATTAATTGAACTAAGAAAAAGAAGAGGTAAATGGCCTAATAAAAAAACAAAAACTCAAGAAGATCCTCGTATAAATAGATTAGCTAATGGTGGTGATGTAGGTTTTGGTGAAGGCGCAGGGGATTTTGTAGCTGGTAACTTTGCTGCTGGAGACTTCGCCGGAGATGATACTTTCGGTGAGTTTGCAGAAGTAACACAAGCGGGGCAGTTTGATGATTTTGATCAGTTTAGTGATTTTGCTAATGATCCTTTACTACAAAATGAAATAGCTAATGATCCAATATTTCAAAATACTAATAATTTTACCCCTGAAGTAAATCAACCTTTACCTCCAGCGGATGATACACAAAGTTTTACAGAACTTACGGAGACTTTTTCTCCCGGTAGATTTATAGAAGGTGCTGGTGATGGTTTAAGCGACAGCATACCAGCCAATATTGATGGTCAACAGGAAGCTCGTCTATCAGATGGTGAATTTGTTGTACCAGCTGACGTAGTTAGCGGTATAGGAAACGGATCATCTGATGCAGGTTCTGCAAAACTTTTTGATATGATGGCAAAAATTAGGAAAAGACGTACTGGAGGAACAGCACAACCTGAAGGTGTTAAACCCACCGACATGGCGCTATGAACAAGGTACAGGTAGTAGGACCTGACCAAATTCATAGATTATGGAGTGAAGTGGAGGGATGGTTAGATAAGTCTCTACAAACAGGCTCTGGTGAATGTACTATTGAGCAGTTAAAAGCTTTATTAGCAAGAGGGGCACAAGTTTTATTAGTAGCTACTTGTGAAGATAACGAATTAACAGGAGCTATGGCAGTAGAGTTTTCTAATCACCCTAATGAAAGGGTGATGTTTATAACTGCATTAGGTGGTAAAGGTGTTGTAAATGAAGAAACATTTAGTCAGGTAGAAGATTGGGCTAGATTGCAAGGGGCGACAAAAGTTATTGCTTGGGCTAAAAAGTCACAAGCTAAATTATATAAACAAAGAGCAGGATTTATAAATGAAAGGTATGTTGTGGAGAAGAAAATATGATTAAATTAACTGATATATTATTTAGCGCTGTTAAGTTTTGTACACTTTATGGCGGAGGTAGTGGTGGAGGTAGTCAACCTACTCATACTACATCAACTAATGTATCTACTAATTTACCAGAATATGCTCGTCCTTTTTACGAAGAAATATTAAAGCAATCAGGTAAAGAGACTTATACTACAGACCCTTCAGGTAAGGTAACAGGTGTTCAGGAATACACTAAGTTTCCTGGTCAACGTGTTGCGCCTTTTGACCCACTACAGCAACAAGTCCAAACGGATGTAGCTGGACTTACGCAACAGCCTGGGTTTACTACAGCTGCTACTGGTATAGAAAGAGGAACAACAACTGGATTAGATGCCGCTACAACAGGTATACCCGCTGCATTAGCTTATACACCTACACAACAGGATTTTGATACCACTCAAGCTCAGAAATACATGAGCCCTTTTCAACGTCAGGTAATAGACTTTGAAAAAGCAGAAGCTAGAAGACAAGCTGATATAGCTAACGCAGAAGCTGCTATGGGTGCTATAGACAGAGGTTCTTTTGGTGGTGGCCGTGAAGCTCTTTTATTATCAGAACGTGATAGAAATACTGCAGCTCAGTTAGCTGGTATAGAAGCCAGAGGACAACGAGATGCGTTTGAGCAAGCTCAGAGACAATTTACGGCTGATAGACAAGCTAGACAGCAGGCAGAATTAGCTCAGGCTCAAATGCAGAAAGACGTAGGGTTAGCTGGTCTTCAGTATGGCATAGAAGGCGCTTCAAGAAGAGGAGCGTTAAGTACTGCTGATCAAAGAGCTAACTTAGAACGACTACAAGCTCAGGCAGCAACAGGGGCTGAAAAACGAGCATTACAACAACAGCTTGATGATGTAGCTTTACAGGAATTTAGAGAAGAAGAAGACTATAAGAGAAAATTATTAGAATTTCAAAGCAATATCTTACGAGGTAACGTGGGTGCATTAGGTTCCACACAAGTAGCTTATACTCCACGTCCTAGCTTGGTTTCTCAATTAGGTGGAGCAGGTTTAGCAGGACTTGGTTTATACAATACTTTAGGCGGCTTCGGTGGTGGTGGTGGAGGTAGAGTCTGATGAATATTATTCAGATACAAGATGACCTTAAAGGGCTACCTGATCAAGAACTAATTAGCGAAGTACAAAACCCTTCGGGTGTAGCTCCTGTTTATTTATTATTAGGTGAGCTACAACGTAGAGAAAAAATGAGAGCAGAATTTGCTGGGAAACAAGAACCTACGCAAACTGTTGCTGAACAAATTATAGAGGAAGCTATAGCTCCAGCACCGCCAATGCCAATAGAGGGTTCTCCTGTACCTCCAGGCCCTGGTCAAGCTATACCCCCTGCTGGTGAAGTAGTTGATGTCAACCGCATGAATGAAGTTGTTACGCCTCAGGGGGCTGAAATGACTGATACTAATATGCTTGCTTCTAGAGGAGTAGGAGCTTTACCTGCGCCTAATGTAGGGCAGTATGCAGAGGGTGGAGTTGTTGGGTTTGATAACGGCGGAATGTTTGGCAAAGGTATTGAAGAAGCGCAAAGAAGAGGGATCATAGAAGCTGTAAGACCAGAAAGTCAAACAGCAGAAAATTATTCTACACGCTCTAGACCACAAGGACTTGGAGGTTTAGCGTTCATGATAAAAAATAAAGAAGGGTCTCCTTACAGAGGGTTTTTTAAAGATGCCTTTGGTTCACATAAATATGATCGTCCGGGACAAAGTCGTTTAATGAAGTTAATAGGTAATCTAGGGTTGTTCGACCAGATGGAAGATCAGTATATGAGTAAACATGGTTTTGATTACCCTGAATATGCTCAAGGTGGCGTTGTTGGGTTTGCGCCTGGTGGACCTGTGGCAGACCCTTATAACCTTCCTTATGAAGAACTAAACAAGGACACATATTTCGGAAGTGGTCAGCAACTTGGTGATGATTACTGGTCGTTGCCGGTAATGGAAGTAGTTGGAGAACAACACCAAGAGGATATTGGTACAAGAGGTGAATTGTATACAGATGATAGTGTTACTGTAGAGCAAGACCTAAACCCATTGCCTATTGGAGATCAAATAACTAGACAACACCTTACAAATATAGAGGGTGATGAATATTTAGGCGAAGGAGAAGGTGGTTTGTTTGACAGCGATACTTTAGGGTATGGCATGAGCAAAGAAGAATCTATTGAAAAACTTGAAAATGATCCAAGGTATAAACCTTATCTTACTCCTGCTGAAGGAGAAATAGATCCTTCGGTATATGCTTGGGAAGGAGCAGGAATAAATCCAGAAACAATAGATAATGTTATTGGTTGGGGTGAGGAGTTATATGACAAAATGCCAAAAGCTGATTTAGGATGGGGTCAAACTGCTTTAGATGAAGCAGCTAAAAAACAGGGTTTTGGTGTAGACGATAAAAAAGATAAATTACCTTCAGGTATAGACCCAGATCCCGATGCTAAACATTGGGAAGATGTTGCAGAAAAAATGAACATTAATAAAGGTCAATATCAAAAACTTATAGAAGGTCAAATAGCTTCTGGTGGAAAATCTTCTTTTGGAGATGATAAAACTTTAAAAGATAGAACCGCAGAAATAGAAAAAATGATGCATGACATGGGTATATATGATAGCAAAGAAGATGAACGTGCCGCTAAAGTAGCTGATCGTATTGAAAGAGAAGAAGCTAGATCTGCTTGGAATGCTGTGACTATGGCTGGACTTTCAATGATGCAGGGTGATTCTCAATTTGCTCTAACTAATATAGGTAAAGGTATTGAAGATGGTATAAGCGCGTATGAAAAATCAGAGCAAAAGATAGCTGACCTTGAAGATAAAAAATTAGAACTAGCAGAGAAGAAAGCCACCAGAGATCGTGACAAGAAGATAGCGGCGCTTACTATGGCTATAGAGATAGAAAAATCTAATGCAGCTAATTTGACTAGCCTATTAACCGCTCAAGCCGATCTAGAAAGTAAGGCTAATATAGCTAATGCTAATAATCTAACAAAACAATGGGTAGCTAATAAAAATTATGACGCTAGAGTAAAAGCTTCTATAATTAGCTCTGGAAAAACTATTTACCCTCAATGGGAAGTGATGTGGGATGCAGCTTATAAAGATCATCCAAAAGGAACTCCCGAATATCAGGAAGATAAAAATGATGCGTGGTTAAGAGTTCTTCAAAATATAGAAGGGAAAGAAGTTACATTACCTACAGACGAATTTAGTTTATTACCTAACCAATAATAGGCGGTTATTAAATGCCTGTATACAACGTCAGAACCAAAAGAGGGGCCATAATACCTGTGGAAGCGCCGGAAGGCACTCCTCAAGAATCCATATTTCAAACCGCAGCTAAGATAGAAGCTAATCAAAATATAGCTCTTGGTAGACTTACTCCTCCTCAACCCACCGGCAGTGATTTCATGCGAGGTTTAAAACAACGTCTCTATGGTATACCTGGAGATTTTGGTGCTCTACAAGTTCTTAAAGGAGATTTAACAGATGATGAAGAAGCCATGCGAGCTGGTATGGCAAAGATGGAGAAGTCTGAAGAAGCTGTAGAGAGGTTAGGAACTAAACAAACAGATACCTTTTTAGGAGCTATAGAAGATCCCGTGGCTTTCGCTACTGATTATGTACCTCTTTTAACTGGCCAAGTAACAGGTATGTTTATGGAGATGATAGGACTTACAGCCGGTGCATCTGTGTTAGCAGGTCCTGCTGGAACTGTTAGTGGAGTATCAGCTCTTGTAGGAAAAGGCCTTCTTAAGAAAGGTATAAAAGGCGAGGCTAGAAGAAGAGCTAAAGAAAAAGGAATAGAATCAGCTAAACAATACGTTGCTAAAGAAGTATCTACAGAACTAGCGAAACTTCAGGGAACAAAAGAAGGTAAGCGAATAATAAATGAAGAGCTACGTAAAATTGTTAAGCCTGTAACAGCCGGTGTTGTTTATTCTTCCTGGGGTGCTGGAGAAACTATGGGAAGAGTCATGGAGGAAATCGGACAACAAACGGATGATCCCGAAGAGCAATTAAGACTACTACAAGAAAAAAGTGGCTCTAAATTAGCTACTGTAAGTGGCGCACACGCCATAGCTAATATGATTGGATATAAAATACTTGGAAGAGCTTTAGAAAGTTTAGCTAAGCCTACGCGTAGCTATCTATTAAATATAGCAAAAAGATGGGGTGTAGCGGGGATACAAGAAGCCCCTGTTGAAGCACTTCAAACTGCTCTAGAGTTGTATGCTGCTGACTTACCATTGGATGATGCAGAGGCGATTAAAGAGTACATAAACGCAGCAGGTGCTGGATTTGTTATGCCATTAGCCCCTGCAACAATAGGTGCTATACGTACAGGTCGAGCACCAAAGGAGACAAAAGATGAAACTACTAAGACTGATGCTACTAAGGTTACGGACGAAACTATTACTGATGAGGGTCAACGCACTCCTGAAAGTCAAGCTGAAATAAATGCTCAGATTTTAAGTAATCCAGAGCTACAAACTGAAATAGATGAGCTTAATAGTTCGCTTGAAACTACAGGTAACCCAGAAATAAGAGCTGGTATTGAAGAGCTTATAGTTGTAAATGAAGCAGAACAAGCAAGACGTGCTGCGGATCCCGATCTTTATGAAGACTATGAACCTGAAGCTCGCCCATCACCACCTGAAGACACACCTCGTCCTGAAGTTGATGAAGTTGTAGAAACTATTGAAGCTGTAAATCCTGAGTTTGGAGGTATGACTTATGGAGATATTCAAAACGAAATTACTCGTTTAAATGAAGTTATGGCTGACCCAGAAAACTTTCCTGATAAAGTTCTCATACCAGATTACATTAGTGAACTACAAAAAGAATTAGACGACAGAGATCTTCAAGCGGATCAAAATATTATAGCGCGAGAAGATGCTGTTGAAGATCCTACTACACAAAAAGTTTTAGCAAAAGCACGAGAAATGATGGAAGCAACTCCTGTTGTGAATAATACGATTTATGATGTGGAAAGAGCTATTAGAGCAAATTTAGGTGCTGAATATGCAGATATTTTTATGGAAGAGGCAACGCGTATAAGTGATGAAAATGTTGCCGCCAGAATGGCAGCTCAAAGACAAGCTGAAGAAACAAAAGCAGGAACCGCTGAACTTGAACGTGGTGTTATTGATGAACCAATAGAAAAAAAGACTTTACTTGAAAATGGGTTTAAAAGAGGATGGCCTGAGTACAAAAAAGCACCTGTAGGACCACTAAGTAATCCCGAAGTTTATTTATATTATGAAGCCCTTGCCGATCAACCAATTAATGTAAGTGAGCTTACTGATCCTCAAATAAAAAGAATTGAAAGAGTAAAAGAAGCTTCTAATAAAATATTAAATCGTGTTGAAAGACCTACCGATGCTATAATAGACTACAGAATTGAAACCGAACCTGACGCATCTAGAGAAACAATAGAACAACAGGAAGGAGAAAAAGAAAATGCTAGAGAACAACAACGTGGTGCACTTGACGCCAGAGTTCCACAATCTGACGTTGGAACAACTGGAGAAGGCACTTCTGTATTTGGCAAGCCCACAGCCACAACCACTGCCGAAAGAGCTATCGACCCTGACAGAACTGGAGTGGATGGGCGTCCATCTGATTTGTCTCCAATTACAAGAAGAACAAGAAAATTCACAGCTCCATTAGAAGGAGAGCAAGCGGAGAAAGAAGTTAAAGCTTTTGCTCAAAGAGTAAAAGACCTTGTAGAGGGTAAAACAAAATTAAAAGCCGCATGGGGGACCCCCGAATATAGCTTAGTTAGTTCAGCTAAAAACGATCTTAAACTATTTAAAAAATTTAAGTCTGAAAATCCTCGTACAGTAGGTGAAGCTTTAAAACTAATTATAAATAATCCTGATTTATCAGATCTAGGTATGACGGAGTTAGCTCGTAAATATAGAAACTCTAAAGACCCAAAAGTTAAGTCTGTTCTAGAAATGCCTTTTGCCTTTGGTCCTATAAATATTAGGGATGAAGGTGTAATGGCGTATTACGATCATGTAAACAAGTTTATTATGATCAGTGAGTCAGAGAGCGACTGGGATGGATCCCGCGCTCAAGGATATGTAGACCTATTTACTGATATTGCAGAAGGAAAAAAAGCTCCTGTATGGAACGAAAGTGATGATTACGTGGGATTGGAACAAATTTATACAGACACTGGTAGAATATCCTCAGGATTGATAATGGGTGATTTCTATTTAAACCCTATTGGCTCTAAAAGTAGAATAAGTTCAGACAAAATAGATTCAGTATTTCCGTTAGCACCTACAATATTACATGAAATAAGACATGCTCTTACATCGGAAGGTTTAGATCAGCATATACAGGATAGTAAAAGCGAAACACCACAAGTTAAAGATAACTCTAAACTTGGTAAAGATATAATTAAAGTATTTGACGCTTATAAAGAAGTTTACCCGCACACTTATGCAGCTACAAATGTTGAAGAATTTTTTGCTGAATCTAGCTCTAATCCTGAAGTTATATCTCAATTACACTCACTTCCATCTGTTCTTAAAACAGGAAAATCTTTGTGGGATAATTTTATTTATGCGCTTAAAAAACTTTTAGGCATTAAAATTAGTAACACGTTGTTAGAAGATTTTTTACTTCTTTCTTCTAATATTGAACAAGGAGTAGAAAGATTTAATGTAGAGGCAGTTACTAGAGAAGAAAAGAAAAAACTAGACGCGGAAGAAAAAGAGATGTTAGACACAGGAGAATATGGTCCTGGGGTCACTGTAGCTATGGAAAAGAGAGCACAGGGACGCGTTAATGAAGCACTAGCTACAGCTAGATATGCTCAAAGGGAAGCATTGGAAGGTGTAGATGTGAAGGGAGACAAAAAGCGTATTCCTGGTACTGATGACATGTTTGGTGGACGTGGAAAAAAACCTGGTAAAAAAGAGGGGAGGAAAGTAAGGGGGGTCTCGGTTGAACGTTCAAGAGAAAGGTTAAAAGAGGAAGCGTGGGAACTATATAGTCTTGAATCTGATAAATATTTTTATAAGAAAGAAATAAAAGACCTTGAAGCCCAACGTGACCTGGTTGAAAAGGGTTATCAAAGTGCGGTTAGATCAGATTATAACGAAAATATGAAATATGAAACAACCGAACCAATTAGAAAAAATTACCAAAGAAAAACACAAGAAATTAATAAAAAAATAAAAGATTTGGAAGAAAAATTAATATACATAGACAAACAAAGAAACAATATAGAAAAGATAAGAAATAGTATACATAGTGATATTTGGATGGGGTATATACCAGAGCTTACCGGTGAAACATTTACGGAGCCTGTAACAAAACCTATAACAAAAGCAGAATATAAATGGTTAAAAGGTAAGTACCCTCCTATCTTTGATTGGTTTTTTGTAAATGAGACACCTATAGATATAAAAGATATTTCCGCTGGATTTAACCTGAACCCTATGCCATATATGCCAACATTAAAGGTAACTGAAAACTCAATTACAATGAGCCCAGAAGATGCGCTTTTATTTGACGCTACACTAAAAGAATTATATAGATTTTATAATACAAGGGCAGAAAGAAGAGAAACTCCAAAAAGATTTAAACGTACTGAAAAAACAGAATCGCCTATTTTAAGTGAATTTTTAAGCGGAGATAGACAACAGGGATTAAAATTTGCTCGTAGATCAGTAGGACCGCCTACAGAAGTTAAAGTTATTGATCAAGCAGGTAAGCTACCTGAAACTGATGATATACCCAATGCTTCTAAAACTTCTACAAAAAGAGTTAACCCTCAAAATATTAAAGAATTAATAGACTTTTCAGGGCAAGTTGTTCAGTCTCAACCTGTCTTTAGTAAAGGGTTAATGCAGGGTATAAGAGATACGATCTCTAAATTAACTTCATGGGCGCAAAAATATTACATACAATTTCTTTCACTGCCTCAGATACAAGAGTTATTTCCTGAATTACCAGGAGTTAAATCACTACAGGATAATCTAGAAAAAAGAGCTAATGATTTATGGAAAAAATCAGAAAACTTAAACGAGCAAATGAAAGCTATAAAAGAAATAGAAGCTAAGTATAGCCCGGAAATAATAAAGAAATGGAATATGATAACTTTTGAACTATCAAAACAAAATGTAAACCCAGCTCTTGCTAAAAATAGAGATCATGGTCTTGTACAAGAATTTAAAACATTACCTAGAGAACTTCAGGGCTTAGCGTTAGGTATGCATAGAAATTATATGCTACGCGCTAAAGAGACTTTAGACGCGCTAGAGAAATTAACTGGTAAGGATGTAGATTATTTAAGACGACAGTTTAAAAGAAAAAAATTAGAGTTCTACCAACCCTTTATGCGTCAGGGAGACTATTGGTTTGATTATGAAATACAAACCGATGAAGGAACAGAAACAGTAGTTATAGCAGCGCAAACACCAGCAGAAAGAGAACGTTTAAAAGAAGAAGCAGCATCTAAAAAAGATTTTGTTAGGTTTACTAATGAAGCATATTCACGAACTGAGGCGATAAAAGTCCCTGCGCCTAATAGAGAATTATATAATTTTACCCAAGATGCATTAGATAGAGCTAATATACCTGCAGATGTAAAAGAAGATTTGCAGGATAAATTACATGAACATTTCTTAAGTTTATTTAGAGTTGATAGTGTTCAAGCTGCTGGTAGACATAGGCATGGGTTTCCTGGTTACATACCAGATTTAGTATATGCTTACGGTAACGCATCTTATAGAGGCCTAAAAAATATAAATGACTTAACCTATCTTCCTGATATTAAATCTGCTTTAAATGAAATAAAAACAAATGTAGATAAAGGAGGCAAAGCTAAAAGATATGCTAAGGGTGTGTATGAGGCTATAAATAATAGAGCTTCTTTCTATTTAAACCCAACTGCTGAAAGTTGGGCTTCTACAGCAGGATTCCTGAGTTATGCATGGTACATTGGAGGTAATTTATCTTCAGCTTTTGTTAACTTAACCCAGATGCCTATAGTAGTAGCGCCTGTATTAGGTGCGGACTATGGTTATGGTAAGGCTGTATCTGCATTAGATAATGCGAGAAAACTATATTTTAATGGGAGTATAGAAGGTAAAGCTAGTTTACGTAAAAAAGAAAGTTGGAAAACAGATGATCTTCCTGATTACACAATGGCTGAAGGTTTTAATGCGGAACAAAAAGAAAGATATGGAGACTTATTTAAAAGAGCTGACCAAACTATGACATTAACTCGTGGGTTAATACATGAAAATATAGATTTTAATACTGATACCAAATTAGGACGAACTACTAACTTAGTTAACCAATCATTAGGTTGGACATTTAAAAACTCAGAACGAGCTAACCGAGAACTTACTTTAGTGGCAGCTTATGATTTAGCTATAGAAGCTGGTAAATCCAAAGATGTAGCTATAGAAGAAGCTATAAAGCTAACAGTTAAAGCTCATTCACATGCACTACCTGAAGTAGGTCCTTTAATATTTCAATCTGGTATAGGTAAAGTAGCCTTTACTTTTAAACGATTTGCCCAGGCACAAATATATTTAGTATCTCAACTTCTTCTAAGGTCGTTTAATATTCAATACCATATTAGTGGTGGTAAATACAGAAAACTAAATGCTAAAGAAAAAAATATAGCGAGGTCACAACTTTTAGGTATATCTGGTATGGCTTATATGTTTGCTGGAGTTCAAGGGCTACCTTTTTACGGAGCTGCAGATATGTTAGCTTCGTTACTAGCAGATGATGAAGAGGATCCATTCTTATTAGACGATTGGGTTAAACAATCAGTAGGTCAAGTAGGTTATAAAGGACCCTTAAGTGCTGCTTTTAATGTTGACATAGCCTCTAGAACTGGATTCAGAGGGTTAATGTGGAGGGCTGACAGAAGGCGGAGAGAAGAAGTAGGTGAAGCTGTATACATAGCAGAACATTTCTTAGGTCCAAGCTGGTCAATATTAACAGGTATTGATCGTGGAGCTAGAGATATAAATGATGGGAATACTATGAGAGGCTTAGAACAAATGACTCCTACGTGGATTAGAAACCAAATTAAAACATTTCGATTTGCAACTGAGGGAGCTACTACCAGAAAAGGACTTAAGATAGTGGATGACCCAAATGCCTATAATTTGTTTATGCAGATTTTAGGTTTCAGTGATAGCGATTTAAGTGCGGCTTATGAACGTGTATCCATTATGAAATTCAAAGAGCAAAAAATTGAAGGTTGGAGAACTAAATTATTATTAAATTACTATCTTGCTACTAAAGCTGGAGATAATAATGGAATGAATAGAATACAAAAAAAGATAGATAAATTTAATAAGAAAAATCCTGAGATTGCAATTACGGGGCAAACATTAAATAACTCACGTAAAACTTTTGATAGAAAAGCCCTTGAAGCTGTACATGGTGTAACTCTAAACCCAAGATTAAGAGATCGTTTAATAGAAGAAAGTGACTATGATGAAGATGAATATGATTTTTTATTTGGTGACTAGCTAAGCCGCCAAGCTCTTATACCTTTTACTCCATTCTCTACTACTATTTTATGCACGAACTTAAATTCTAAACGTTCGCTTTCTTTTTTTAATGCTTTAATAGCAGCTTTAACATCAATAGCAGGGATAAAAATAGAAGTACCTGGTTTAAAATCAGGCCACATTATTTGGTAATCAACACCGTTAGTTAACATTTTTGGGAATATCTAAGTCTAAGTTTTCTGTTTGTATATCTTCAAATGTGGAGTTATCAATCCATAAACACCTAACCGCTGGCGCGCTGATGTCTAATCCTTTATGGAGAGTTTTATTTTGTGATGCTCTTCTTAATACATTTTCCTTTTTTAAACCTTTAATAAAATCATTATAATCTACTTTAATACTATTAGTATACTCTCGCATAATGGATACAGGTATGTAAATAGTATTAGTATCTGGTTCAACTCTAACTTTAAGATCAAGTGTAGGTCTTAGTATTGGAGCTTCTGATACCCCTGCTCTAGAATCAATCTTACTATTGATAACAAGTGTATTACTCTTACATTCATTTAAAAAATTACCTAATGTTTGTAATGCATCAAAATCTCTTTCTTTTAAATCTATTTTAGAACTACGTAATTCTTTAGCTATAGCTTTGTACACCGGCATAATAGGTATGTTATGAATACCTAAACTTTTAGATATGATAGCCCCTAGAAAAACAGCAGCTAGAGTAGCTGAATATTTTCTATCCTCACTTTTAATATTTAATTCTTTATCTATTTTTCTTTGTGTTTGTTGTAGTTCTTTTTTAACTTTATCTATATTAGCTATTAAATACTGAGCATATATCTCTCCGGCATGACCATAGTTGTCAAACAATTTACCAAAATGAGTATCAGCTTCTTCTTTAGTTAGAGTAGTATCTTTCTCTATTCGCAGTTGAATAAATCGTGCCATCTCTCCGCTAGACTTAGCTCTGTCTGAAAACATTACACTTCTGAAATCAGTATTACTGGAAACCAAACATATTAAATTAAACACTGTATCATTAGCTCTTTCTCTATTTATGCTTCCGCTTGTTAACCTATTTTTACCACGTCCTGTTGCCATAAACTTGAGGAATGTGTGTAACTCGCTTGGTTTAACGTCTGTAAACTCATCTACAGCGGCTGGTAAATTATTCATGTACCCCATTCTGTGCACGATAGAGTTAGCTGTGTCCCCCCATAACTGAATAAGCTTAGCGGATAAATCAGGGTTACCATAAACACTTGTCATAGCTTGGAGTATAGTAGTCTTACCCTGGCCTGTTTCTGGGTGGTACAGGTTAATAACGGCTGACTTTTCTCTGGAGTCAAAGAAAGGCATAAGTAATGAACCAAATGCACAAAAGAAACCAAATGCCCTAAGCTCCATTCCAGGTCGCTCATATATGCTTATCGCTTTTTGCCACTCTTCATAGCTCCCCTGCTTCTGTAGAGTTGGGTTAACTTCGTTCAACTCATCCGCTATAGGTACGTATTTAATACCGAAAGCACTTATCTCTCTGTTGCCAATTAAAATCTTATTTTTAGTTTCAACCGGTCCCGGATTCCACCCATATTGCTTATGCATAGGAGAAGCTTCTTTTGTACGTTGTTGTGTTTGAATCGCAGTAACAATATAGTTAATAACACTATCCATTTGCTTACCATGAGCTATCACCCCTATATCAACTAAAATTTGTCTTGCTTTGTCTTTAGTCATCAGTTCACTGGTTCTACCTATAAACTCTCTAACGGCATCTTTAGGTAGATGTAATTTAAACCATGCACATTCTCCTAAGTTAGGATCGTGTAACCTTTCAACAAGATAAAAATCATAGTCATATATTTTAATACCGTCTTCATCATCATCCGGCATGACTCTGTACACCCCACCATTTTTACCTCGAAAATAAGGGTATGGGTATTCTGGTACTTGATAAGTAACCATCTCGTCTAAAGCTTCACTTTTAGCTTCAATAATATTATCAGCGCCACGAGCTCTGGCTATGATCCGTCCAAGTTGAATAGGGGAAGTGATTTTCCCTTTATGTGGGCAATTTTTACAGCCAGGAGGACGTAATGATTCAAATTGTTTACAAGTGTGCGGAGCGGGAATCTGATAAGCTTTTTCTTCAGTCTTTTCATATTCATAGTCTGAGTGTAGTTTGGATATACTGTGAATGGCTATTGACTTATCTTCACAATGAACTGCTATAGATAACCCGGATCTCCATAAAGGCTCTTCTATTTCTTGCTGCTTTGTCATTATATGTTCTAGTTGCGCACAGCCATCATCTATTTTGCAACGTTCAATTATTTTTCTAAATCTAGATGAGTGATTACCCAATAATGCTTTAGTAGCAGCGTCCGCCTCTCTTCGAGGGGTATACTCTTTTACTACTTGCACAGGTATTATAGATGCTAAGTCTTCAAATGGGGTTGGTTTACCGATCTTTATAACCTTAACATCTTGCGGATTATCTAGGTCTTTAAAATTTTTAGTGTTAGGGATTCGTAAAATGCGTGTAACATCTGCAGTGCACATAGGGTCTGCATAGAAATCATGTTTAACACATAAAAATTTAAGTCCTTGCGCTACAGGAAGCCAGACTACTTTATCTACAGGTTCAGTAAATGACCAATAGCAATGTATGCCTCTTCCAGAATCTACTAATGTAGGCGCGGGAAGTTTAGTTTCTTCAGTAAACTTTTTTAAAGCTACTAACGCATCTTCTTTAGTTCGATAATCTTTCCACTTGCGTTTCTTTTCATCGTAACCGCAATCAATATCCAACCATAAAATACGTTGTTCTTTGGCATTAGGTTTTTTTCTGTCTGTAGGTTCAACCCATGTAGAACAAGCAAAATAAACGTCTTGTTTATCTTTTAAAAGTTTGAGCGCTTGTCTCTCTACTTCGTCAATAGTTTTGACAAATTTAGGGTGAATAATATTCTGTTGATCTTTACCTACAACGCAATAAAACCCTTGCTCTGACCACACATGTCGTAAAAATTCTTTTATATGCATGGAGATGCATTATTTAAGTTGTGCAGTTAATTCATCTATTAACTGATTTATTTTTTTAGTATTGTTTTTAGTAGGGGCAGCTTTGCCACAAAACCAATCATAAACACATTGCCTAGATTTTTTTAATTTCTTAGCTACCTTATCTACAGGGTACATAAGTTTAATACATAGTTTACCTAATTTAACACCAGACGTTATCGGCCTAGCTTTCTTATTATCATTAATTACTTTTTGTGAATAACCTCTCATGCTATTTTTACTCCCAATCAGATACTAGATCATCAAGACTTACATTCCCTGTATCTTGTACAGGTTCTTCAGTTTTTTCTTTATCAAATAAATCTTGTTGAACTGGTTCGGTTTTAGTTTTCTTTTTTCTACTCGTTTTCTTTTTAACAGGTTCTTCAACAACTTCTTCTTTTGGTTCAGCTGCTTTAGCTTTCTGTTCGTCTGTTAATCTAAAAGCTTCTGGTATATCTTTTTCATCTACTTCAGGCTCTTTCTTAACTACAGTTAAGGTAATAGCTCTTTGAGCATCTTCAGTAGCTCCTTGACCTTTAGAAATTTCAAACTCTTCGTCTGTTAATCTAGATAAAGGCCAGAATTTAACTTTAGTACTGGAAGAATTTTCATCAAAAGACATACGTGTAACTACTGATCCTACAGCTTCACCATTAGCCTTTACATAATCTGCATATTTATTAAGTGGCTTACCAGTATCATCACCAGTTCCAAATATAGACTGAGCAGGTAGAGTCATCTGGTATATGTCACCTTCTAAATTATCAGCCATAACTACAGCGATGCGTCTACTAAATCTACATGCTTTAGTATTATTAGGACCTGAGCCTTTAATGTTTTGTGGGCAACCGGAACAGTCTGCATGTTGCGCTTCTGGCACATCTTTATCAGGAACTTGAGCATCAGAACTCCAACATGAAGGTGGAGATAATTTAGCCCCCGGTCTATATGCTTCTGCGTAAAACATTCTATGCACAGATGGAGAAGCATTCACAATAACTACATCTAAGTGTCGTTGATTACTTTTACTTATTTCTTCTCCATTAATAATTAATCTAAATAAATTATTGCGTATAGAAATTCTTTTGCTGGTAGAAGAACTACCAGATATGGTATGAGAAAATCCATCGTCTCTGTTACTTTTAACCATTTGTGTAGGTTGATTTTGAAATACATCTAAGTCTTGTGTCATTCTTCTATCTCCTCGTAGCTTTTATTCCTGCGTATGCTGATCGCATACTCAGCAGAACTTTGTAGCCCTGGTGGTAATTCATCTGGATGTTCAGCTAAATATTCTTTTATATTTGTTTGATTCAACCTTTTTTCCATAAATTCTATCAATCCTTTTTCTTCTATAAACTTATACATACTTGGCCAGTCTGTAGTCCAATAGCGCTTTTTAATTCTTCTGGTAAGAGTGCCAATTTTATTTTTAAAGCTATCAGATTTTAAGTGCCGGCAAGCTTCTATAAGAATAGCTTGAACTTGTGATCTTTCTTCTTTTATTGTTTTTATTTTATTTTCAAGAGAAGCTATCTTATCACGCATTTTAATATCGGCTTTCATCAGCCGTTCAATGTCTTCGCCAGTTATAGATTCTATTTCAATCATTTCTACGACTGTTTTTAACCCTTCACTTCTGGTACTCGTCATTATTTCATTCACCTTTATTTGCCTCGTTTTGATTAAAACCAAAGCATAGCATACATCTTTACATTGTCAACACCCAATCTCCTCTTTATATAAATTAACTAGCTGTGTGTGTAAATCTATTTTGCCCTGCAGCATTTTATACATTCGTTCCTCTACGGGGCTACCCTGTAAATGAACCACAGTCATAGGGTTACGTTGCCCGGCTCTGTCTACTCTAGCACAGCATTGAATGTAAGTTTCTACTGACATTACAGGAGACCAGAAAACTACAACGTTAGCCGCGTGTAGAGTAATCCCATGAGAAGCAGCTTGAGGCTGAATAATTAATACTTGCGGGTCTGTAGTTTTTTGAAAATCGTCAAATATCTTGGACCTTTTATTCATGGATACATCTCCATGTATGGGTTCACAAGATATATTGCTGTTACCTAGTTCGTCTCTAATCCTGTCTATACTATGTCTAAATGAGCAAAACACTAGCACCTTATGGCTTGCTTCTTCTATTATCTCTTTAAGTGCAGTGATCCTATTTTTTATATCAAACTCTACAGTTTCACCATCATCTGAATAGATAGACCCAGCGCTAACCTGTAGTAATTTAGTCAACATAACACCAGCGTTTACTGCTGTTATATCTTCCCCAGCCGCTTGCATGTACATATCTTTTTTAAGCTTTTTATAATACTTATTTTGTTGAGGTGTTAAACTCACTTCTCTGCATGTATACAACACGTTTGGTAAGTCTAAGCATTCCTCTTTTGTATGGCGAATAGCAGGTTGTAATGTTTTAAACACTATATCCTGAGCATTATATCTAGGAATCCATTTAAACTGCCCAACCTTTTGCATGACCATATCTTTGAATGTACCGGCGTAACGGGGTACAGAAACAGGGCTAACCAACTTAGCTAATCCGTATGCATCGAAAGGTGATTGAGCCGCAGGTGTTCCAGTTAATAACCATACCCACGTGTCAGGATTAATTAATTTATTTAAAGACTTCCATCTTTTAGTGGTTACTGTCTTAATGTAGTTAGCTTCGTCCACTACAATTAAATCAAACCCACCTTTTTCTAGTTCTTTCCTAACAATCTCAATTCCATCATAGTTTATAACCACAATGTCTGTATTTTGAGCAAGAATCTTTTTTCTTTTTTCCGCGCTCCCATGCGCTATAGCTACAGTTCTGTGCATAGCTGTTTTAAACAGATCTGTTTCCCATGCGGCTTTCATAATAGATAAAGGACACACAACTAACATTCTACTAATTTTACCTTTGTTCATTAAATAATCAGCGGCCCATATAACACCTGAGGTTTTACCTGTTCCCGCTTCACTTAAACAATAAGCACGTTTGTGAGCGGATAAAAATTCAGCTGTCTCTTTTTGATGATTAAATGGTTTATATATACCAGGCCATTTATAATCTTTAGTAATTGGCGAAGGGGGAAATTTAACTAATTTAGATAATTCAATTACCTCATCAATCCCCCAATTAACTACGACCTGTGTCACACCGTTTTCATAAGATTTTAAAATCTTACTTTTAGGTATAGCAGATATTATATTATTAGGGTTTTTAGTGTTTACTATTAATGCTTTATCTTTATATATTTCCATTATAACCAAACATTCCCGTTTCAAATATTTTAGATTTATTATTGACGTGAGGCCAATAAACATCGCTACATTTATTCATTATTGCGTTAAATTTGTTGTTTCTTTTTTGTTCGTAAATCCTTCGTCTTTTTAGATAACATTTATGGCAATATCTATTAGCCCCGTTATATTTAATATTATGATAGTAAACAGAACCGCATGTAGCACACTTACGTTCTTCAAACTTCATCGTTATTTTTTTCACCATACTCCAGCATTACAATATCTTCTAAAAAGCATGGAGTGTGATCTCCTACGTAAGCACCTATTTGATTATACTCAAAATACTCCACTGCCTCTTCATGTGACATACCCATCTCCATATTTTTCCTAATAACTTTTTCATAGTTGTAACATATTTTATCTGGCATCCCGGCCCCCGATACTTTACCCATTATGCAATCATTATAGCCGTCCATTTTTAGTAATTCTTTTTCCATATCAACCTCGCTCTAAATGGTTTAAATAATCTTTATCCCAATTTTCAGTTATTTCATCTAATGAAGTAGCAGGTAATTCCTCCTCGACTTCCTCAATATCATCTTTATATTTAAGTTCAATTAAAAATAGTTTCCATAATCCCGGAGGCATTTTATTTCTTCCGCTTTCCCACCTAGCCCATGTAGCTTGAGCTACACAACAACACTTAGCGGCTTCTCCTTGTGTTAGTTGAGAACGTAATCTATGTCCTCGTATTTCTTGTTCAGTAGGAACATAAAAATCATCCATTTATGCTACAGAACCTTCGCGCATTTTAATTACTTTGCATTTAAGCTCAAATAATTCCCAATACGCTAGTGGCATATCTCCATCACCTCTTTCCCATCTTTGAAAAGAACGTGCTGTTTTATGTATTAAGTTAGCCGCTTGTGCCACTGTTAGCCCCGTTTCAGTCCTGAGGTCTTTTATCTCTTTAGGTGTAGGCGGTCTTAAAATATTAGAGTCCTTTATGTATTGCATTTATTCCTCCAGAACTGCGCGTGGTTTGTATGCTTTATCAGGTAATAATTCATTATCCGCAAGTTCGCAGAGTTTATCCCTGTATTTGCCAAATGACCCATAAAAAATTTTTCCATTCATAATTCCATACCACGTATTGTTTTTTGTTTTCAGTAGTAACGTTTTAAAATTTTCAGTTTTAATTTCAATTCGGTTCGTTGTTTGAGGGAAGGCATGATACGAACCGTCAGGCCATTTAAAGTAGGCTGTGTAGAATATAATACATAGACTATCCAACATATAACCTTCCCCTATGACCGTTGTAGTGTTTCAAATGTAGAAATTGATTCTACAAAATAACCTTCCCCTAAAATATTTTTAGCCTTTTCTTCTGCTTCATCAGGTGTAATAGCTTCTACTTGAATGTGTCGTGTACCCTTAAAATTTGTAGCTTCTATATAAAAGATCATGACATTTCTGAGCTATGTCTTTCGATTTTTTCCTTTCATCGAACCGTCTTTGTTTCTAGCATAGGAGCTATTCTTTTTTCCATCTCTCACACTCAAATTTTTCCTGTCATTAGAGCCACCTTTACTTAGGGCAACTATATGGTTTACATGTGTGCCATCACCTTTTTTTACTAATCCTTCTCTCATGAGTTGTCTACGAGCAGCATTTCTTTTGACCCTCATAGCTATTTGTTCTGGTCTTTTCTTATATTCGTTTTCTTTTTGGTAGTTTCTTTTTCTTTTCTTAGCCATTATTTACCCCAGTGAGAACATTGTTGGACTGGGCAAAAACTACGACATGCAAAATTAGGCGATGCATTAAATATTCCGCTTTCATAAGCATGGTCTATTCTTTTTACTAATGTCCCCCATTCTTTAAACATATCATCGACCTTCTCAATTTTATAGTCAGATCGTAAAACTTCTTTGCTAACTAAAAACAATAATGCTGATTTAATCTTTTCTATCTCAGGAAAGTGTTTGAATATCGCTACACTCATTAAAGATAGTTGACGCATATCTGCATAACGACTATTTTTTCCTGTTTTATAATCTACGATTGTAGCCACCTTCTGGTCTTTGTCAAGTATTAATAAGTCAATTACCCCTCTCCACCATACAACATCAGAAAAAAATTCAGTAGGTTCAAGGCTTTGTGTCAACCCAATTTTATGTTCACAAAATTTTTCACCGGGGATAGAAATTAATTTATCTAGTGGCGCTTGAAACTGAGAAAACTTATCAGGGAGGGGTGTACTATCTCTAACATATAATTCTGCGGCTTTGTGAACTTCGTTACCATATAAAAAATGTTTTTGATTGGGGTCTTGTTTAATATCTTTTTTTACATATAAGTGATAATACTGTTTAGGGCATTTCTCAAATGTAGTAGCACTAGAGTAAGACCAAGTAAATTTTTTCATTATTTAGCATCCATATAGTTATCCCCTACTCCTATTTCACATTCTAGGGGAAGATCTAAACACCAATCGGGCGGAGTTTGCATACACTTTCTCACATATTTCACACAATTATCTACTTCATCGTCAGGGCATACAATAACTAATTCATCATGCACAGTCATTACCACTTTAAATCTAGCAGCTACAGAAAGTAAGTGTTCTCCTATGACATCTCTAGCGAGAGATTGAATACACCTCTGAAAAGTCTTGGCTGGGTGTATATACTCTGGGATTACTTTACGACCTAACTTCTTATCATACGCCCACGATTCCCTACCATCTTTATCTTTTAGTATTCTTAGGTTAGGAAGCCCCAATAACATTCCATTAGGTTTCAACATTCCTTTTTTAGGGACACTACTAATAATACCAGACGCCCCCATTTTATAAGCTTGGGCATTCATAACAGCAGTTAGCATCTCCTCAGCTTTTGACCAAGCCTCAACAAGTTCTGGGTTGTTTCTTCTATAGGCATAAACTATATTTTTAACTTCATCTAAATCTTTCTTAACCCCACCCTGCGTCAAAATATTATGCATCTTATTAGCGCCCACACCATATATCCCAGATAGATTAACTACTTTAAATATGTAACGTAAATCTTTATCTACCTCATCATAAGGTGTTCCTGTTATGTCTGTTGCGGATTGAGTATACAGGTCTATACCTTGTTTTATTTGATCAATTTTTTGGTGGGAGTTAGAAAACCAATAAGCCAAGCGTAATTCTATGTTACTCAAATCTGAAACTACTAACTTATGTCCTGTCGGAGGGCATAACGCACGTCTTAATTCTGAACTGCGTGGTAAGTTCTGCATATTTATCCCATCACTCCCACTCCACCTGTGAGACACCACAGCACCAGAGTATTTTAGAGGAACGGGCAGTAAACCTCTGTTGGATATACTGATAAAGTTCTCTGTACGTGTTTCTTCCAATGTAGATTTGTTACCAATTCTCGCGGCAGCTAAGATTTGAATCTTCTCATCTGAATGCTCAAGGAGGTCTTTAAAACCTTGATCGGTTTTAGCGAATGCGAATGTAGGTTTACCTGTGGTAGGACTTATTTTCATGGGCGGGTCTACTTGTAAGGTTCTCAGTAGGTCAGCAAACTGAGGATTGCTCATTAATATTTTTTTATCTACGTTAGCTTTGTCTAATAGATTTTGTTTATTTTCTCTAACATCATGTAAATGTTTTAGCAGTAGGGGTTTATTTATTCTTATTGTAGGTTCTGTAAACATACGAATAGTTAAGTCAATTAGTTTTAGTTCTGCCTTTGTAAATGACGGTATCATTTTTAAAAGAAGTTGGTGTGTTAAAACTACATCATTACAACAATATTTCCCATAAGCATCTAATTCTTTTATTGTAAAATTAATACGTTTTTTATTTATAGCATCTAATACTTCACTCCCTTTACTTCCTATATTGTATAGACTAGATAAATTATTTAGTGAGAGTGATTCCGTTAAACCATGTAGTATCGCACCCATGCTATATGTATCAATAAGTCCTTTCGGTTTAATATTAAATACCCAATTTAAAATAGCGCCATCAAATCTTAAGTTATGCCCTACAACAAAACTATTTTCTAGATCGTAAGATAATAAAAAATTTTTTATTTCTTCGTGCGTACCACTTTTCCAAACAGGGTTTAGATTATCTTTTTTAACAGCCACCCCTATAACTTCAAACCTATCGTCTCTTATATATTCTTCTGTTGTAAGTTTATTTAACCCATATTCTTTTGAGTAATAAGTTTCAAAATCAAGAACTATAAAATTACGCATTTATTTTTTTCTCCAGTTTTTTTATTTCATTAAACGCTGTGAGTGATAGTGGTTTTCTTTTCATATAATTAATCGCGTCTTTTAAGGGAAGGTCATATTTTTCGTAGTCATGTATCTCATTATGTCTCACACGAGAACGTCTAATAACTCCGCTGGTGGGGGTAAGTATGTAGGCATATTGTTTCGTTATATCAATAAGTATTTTAAGGGAAGGTAATATATCATGTACGGTCATAACTTGACCAGAAGTTTTTTTATTTATAACGCATGGAGTTTCTGATTTGTCTATCACAGGAAAAGGGTTAGAGTTTTAGGAGGGTGGCAGTAACATCATCTAGGTTATTCTCGTCAATAACCAAAGCAATACCTAGACATAAGTTTATCTCGTTGAGGTTTTTAAGTTGGAGGGGGGTTGGTTTGTTTCCGTTGGCTTTGCATTCGATAGCTATGAATTTACTTTTGTAGCAGGCTACAATATCAGGCACACCAGAGGACATGTACCCACTCGCTACAGGATAGAAGTAGTAAGCGCCAAGTTCTTTTAAACGTTGAACTACTTGGCGCTTAACCCACTTCTCTGTAACTTTCTTAGTCATTGTTAGTCATTATATGAGCCTTGAACTTTTGGCTATGATAACCATTTGTTCAATCAAATAGCTGTCTTTTCTTGTATTTTAAAGTCCCATAATGTTCTGAACAAGTACTTTTTATTACGTATTTTTTTGAAGAAAACAAGAGTGCTACTTTCTGGAATAGGAGGTAAGTCTATGTCTAATGTGTTTTTTGTACCATTCGCCAGTATAGTATCAACTAACCATTGGCGCTTTGTAGGATCAACATCGCTTACAAAAGCCATATACTCAGAGTCTTCGGATGTCTCCTCTAGTAAATAGAAGTCCCCATCACGCATACCTACACCTTTAACATAAGAACCGTCTCCTGCTAGTTTTAACGTTCCTATGGCTACCCTTTCTCTTTCCCTAAGATAGTCAGCATCATCTTCATCAGTTAGTTTTATTACCTTCATAGTAAGTCCTTAATTGATTGAACATCTTTAAGTAGTTTCTCTCTGACATAAGGTTGGTTCTTTATCATGTCAGGTTGAACTCCTGCTAACGCTTGTTCAAGCGCTACTCTGGCTTGTTCCAAGTCGCTATCGTTTGTAATATTCAGACTTGTCAGAAGAGAAGTTAACTCCATACCATGACCTACGAACGAATCATAAACCTGTGGGTTCTTTACATCCTCTTCATCCCATCTGGGATCAGCTAATTTTTTCACCATATTTTCTAGTGTGGTGTGCAGTCTAGACCAAGCACTACTCATAGCTGTCTCCACCTTTTGTTGGTAAGCTTCTTCGTACTGTTCTTTGAGTTCCTCACGTATATCGTTGCCAATATCTACTCTAAAATCCCCTGCCTCTGGTACAGGAATAATAGTATAACTCAAGTTAAACTTACTCCTTATATGCTCTGCAGGGGGGTAATCATTTGCATCAAATAATTCCCCTAAGTTATAAGCTGATAGACTTATCAACTGAGGATAATCTGATACAAGTTGATCTACCATAGTATCAAACTGGTGTTGGTATTCATTGAGTTGTTCTTTATATTTAAAGAAGTTACTCATTGGTAACAACCTAGTCCCATTGTCAGACCAAGGAAGTGTCTGCTTTAAATGCCAGTTCCTTATCTCCCCAGTCAATGACTGAATGTCTTTTAGTTGTTTAGTTCCTGCAAGTAAATGTTTGTTGTAGTTACCTGCTCTGGTATTAGCTTTCTTAGTCCCATCAATCTCTTCTGAAACTTTCCTATCTAATTTACGTGCTGTCCATGTAGATATGTTTAAATCTATTTGAACTGCGCTTGTTGCTATGCTTACTGGTTCCATTATGTTACCTCCGTTACTATTAGTTTGTGGTAATACCCATTACGTAGCTCACTTATAAAATCTAATCGTAATGTATTGACCTGATCATTTTTTAACTTATCTATAGCGCTCTTAGCTTCATCACCTACTTGAGTAGGAAACACTAAATCTTTTTTAAATTGAACGTAGTGCTTCTTGTCAAAAGCTTGATGATAAAAGAACAGCCTCCATGAACCACTATAATCGTTACCACCATGTGTAAGTTTAGCGCTATTTAATTTATAATTGTCTATACACTTTAAGTATTCGTCAGCACTTTCACTAATTTCTGGGGAAATAATTTTACATAGTTTATAGTGGTCAGATAGAAGTTTGAACGCAGGGTGACCATCAGGTAGATTCTTAGGTATAGTTAGTTGGGAATTCTCAACCCCACACACTGGTATTTTAAACCTACGACTTAACCCTCTTGACACCATCGCTGTCGCGCAATAGCTATTCCTACCTACACCTGTGGTTATAGGTTTAAGAATGTTTTTCTTCTGCCCATTACTAAACGTGTTCCAGTCCATAATCAGTGCTACTGAACTAGTATGGTTTAGATAGGACTGTGGTATATTTAAACTCATATTATCCTCCTAACTCTTTTCTCGTTAATGTTTCAGCATATGCGTCTACAAGATTGTCATATGCCGTTGCGATCTTTGTTATCAATGAGTGTGACCTGATAACATTTGTTTCCTCTGATGAACTAGGTAAATCTTTCAAGCTGTCCATGAGAACCTTAGCGAAATCAAACTCATACTCTCTATCCTCTACTCTGAGTTCCTCCATTATCTCTGCAAAAGATTCTGGGTGGTTATAGAGTAAGTCTGTAGCCTCATCTAATTTATCTTCAAATACCATTTCATACTGTTCTTCAGAATGTCTATCACTATCCTCCTCTATGTACTCAGGGTATTTGTCTTTAATGTGATGGTCTTCATCAAAGTCAAACTCATCTGTTTCTTTCACGACACCTCCTTAACTTTTTCCCAAAGTTCTGGCTTACTTGTTATGTATGTGTAGTTAATGTAATGGTTAGTAGGGTTGGGGGGTTCACGAAGAACCTCTCCTACTATTATTCCATCAGCATCTTTATAAAATACCTGTTGTATCCCACTCTTTTTACCCGAATCTAAAGTACCCCTCTCCTCAGTTATATCTCCTACTGATTTGATTAGTGCTATAGTTTTCCAAAATACATTTGCGTCTACATAGTCCATCACTTGCACTCCTTATCTGCCATAAAAGATTTAATTAAACCTTGTACTACTTTTTCGTAATCAACCTCCACATGCTCAGCTACTTGGTCTGTATACACGTGTTCAGCTATACCTTCTGCGCCATAGTAATTTGCTACCTCTTCTACTATGTCAGCTTGGTTTATATGCTCAGCGACATCAGATGGGTTTATATGGTCTGCTATCTCACCGTAGTTAAGATTGTCTTTAATATCCTGTTTAACTTCTTCAACTATTTCATCTATATTTAATCCTTCTATATTCACCTTGTTATCCTCCAGATTTTTTAATCGTTTATCAAAACCTTTAAGTATTTCTACAACTCTCAGTAAATGATTACTAGCTTCTTCTATCTCACTCATCATCTTCTCCTTTATAGTTATCAAACTCTTCATGTTTAAACTTCTTTGCGGTGCTATGAAACTGCACGTCATAGTCTTGCCACCCCATCGCAGTATTAACTCCAGACATAAACGCTTCTCGTTCTCGCTCAGTATTAAAGTAATAAAGCTCTGGTTCCTCATGTTTACTAGGGTTTTCACCCCATAAAATTGTTACGAAATACATATTCACCTCCTTGAACTTTTGGCTACAATAGCCATTTGTTCGTTTGTTACTCGTCTATATAAATTGATTTACCATGTGGTGAAGTCATACGTTTTTCAGTGATTGCCCATAGTGTTGGGTAATCCCACGTACCACCCCAATCATCTTCCACGTACCCATCAGTAAGAATAATTACAACATCGGGATCGAGTCTTTTATCCTTAATGAACTCATTTACACACCCAACACGAGTTCCTCCACCACCAGTAGGTTTGGTACGTTCTAGGATAGTGTCGTACTCTCCCTCTATGTACACCTCATGTCCTTGCACATCATAGTCCCACCAAATAAGATCGAGGGTGTTAGGGTTAACATCTTTACAGACTTGTATTGCCTCAGTCAGAAACTTACGCTCTGTCTCTGAACTAATAGAGCCAGACAAATCCCCTGCGATAACTATTTTATTTATGCAGTTGCCTATCATTGAAGGCATATAGATATCCTGACTTACGAACCTCCTGTGTGGTCGCCTAAAAGAAGTTTCATCTTTGCTTTTAGATATAGCAGTTATGAACTCTCGTAGTTGTTCACGCCAGTTAACTTGTGGCTCAAGCAACTCCTTCACTCCTCTGTTAATATCTCCCTTCATCTTCCCCCTGATTACTTCTCCTTGTCTCAGTGCTTGGTCTATCTGTTTCTGTACCCTTGTCTTTTCCTCCTTAGACATTTGTTTAGCACCTTCCCAGTCATGTGAGTCCAAAGTTTCCTGTTGTCCTTGTGAACTTTTTTGTGTACCAGACTGGGATGATTTATCCTCTTTCCCCTGACTTCCCATAGGAGAAGGCTGAGGTTGTTGGGGTGGTGGATTCTTCTTCAGTAGGTCAAAGATTTGCCTAGTTGTCATGCCATCATACCTCTTGTCATACAGAGCATTGTTAGGCATTGCACACCTTTTCTCATAAGGATCGGCATCTTTAATGCTACTGTTAACTACATAGTCAGCGGCTATGTTGGCTAACCTAGCGTCTTCCTTATACAGTTTCTGCCACAAGTGCATGTGTTGAAATGCTTTGTGTATAGCTTCATGAAGTATTAAGAACGTAAGTTCCTTATCATTCATTGTGTCTATGAAGTCAGGGTTATAGATAACATCACGCCCATTTGTACATGCGGTGGGTATATCTCTGGTAAAAGTTATATCCCCTATTGACAACACACCTGAGAACATACAGAACTCAGGACTGGTCATGATACGAATGTGTGCCTTAGTAACCCTATCTTCTGGTCTAGTTAACTTAGCCATCAGTTAGCCTCCTTATTTCTATCTCTTTAAGACAGTCCTCAAGTTTTTCAAACTCCTTTAGTCTCTTTTTGATTAAACTCCATCCGTACTCTGCTTTATTTAAGTCTTTATCTGACCAATCTAAAGCGTCTAAAGAATCGGAAACAAAAGTATCTAATGTTTCTATAGCTTTGTTAACTTTATCTACATCTTGCCACTCTTTACTCATCACTATCCTCCTATAAAAATTGGTGGTTCTCATTCACCCATTGCATAAATGATTTTAGTTTTGCTACTTCAAATTGATGGGGTGATTTTGTAATTGAATGGAAGAAGAGAGCTTGTAACTCTTTAGGAAATCTCTTCATATATGTGACGACTGCGTCAAAAGTTTTCTTGTCATATGCTTGTATCTCTCGCATAACTAATATAACTCTAGCCGCAGGATCATCAGGTAACTTCGCAGTATCTGGTGAGCTATACACAGCTTGTCTACTCGGAAGACCATCAGCCAAACTAAAGAACGCTGACATATCACGAGCCGCGGCTTCACCGATAGTACCTGCAAGTGCTACCATCGTGGCATTCTCTCCAAGTTCATGCCTTGCTTTCACTATGAATGATGATTTAGCTAGTGAACGTGGTGACACGAACGCGTCCTGTTGTTTAGCAGGGTTATAGATATACATGTTCTCCTCTTGGGATTTATCTGTGTAACATGCCAGACAATGAGGGAACTGATGAACCCAAGCCAGAACTTCTGGTGCTTGGTCATTCTTACTACCCCACTCTAGCCATTCTTCATCGCTAGGATTACGTACTGTTACCTGACTAACCCTGTTCTTAGCATGAGCTTTCAAGTGGTCTCCCACAGCATCAGTCGTGAGGTTACCTGTGGAAAACACTATGCTATCAGGGTGAAACTCCACTGCCCCTAGTCTGCGTTCAAGCATCACAGGCAACAGCATATTCTTGACAGGCTCAGACGCTTTGGTTATCTCATCAAGCATCACAAGCACAGGTGTGCCTTTGTGTACTGCGAACCTTTCGTTCGGATAGAACGCTGTGGTCTTTGTTTCATGATTCATGGCCGGCATAGCCAAGTCACCCAAGTCCAAGTCAGCACAGTCAATATAGACAGGCGTATGGTCAGGGAATCTCTTGGCTAGTGTGGTGAGCAGTGTGGACTTCCCAATTCCGGGTTGTCCTCTGAGGTGTACAGTTAAATCCTTACCCACTTGGGCAATTAACTCTTCAGCTTCTTTTAAACTAACTGTCGTTTCCATCTTCTTCTCCTTTTAAGTTGTGAACTTCTGGCTGTTGTAGCCAAAAGTTCGGGTTAGCTAACTCGTACTAATGTACGTGGGTTAGCATGTTTAATAATTCTATCTAAATCTTCAATCACTGAGGCACAGCTAATGGTAAGTTTATTATTGTTCATTCCCAGAGCGTGTCGTTTATTGCTCTGCTGTAATGCGGTTAGCATGTCTGCCCACAGTGTTCCCTCTTCTGTGCTGTTAAAGAACTCTCGTACAGTTTTAGGTTTATCTTTTAGACAATACCAATATAAAAGAGCAAACATTTCATGTTGTTGTAAACCCCCCATATATTTTGGTTCGTCCTTATTAATAATTACCGTGTCGCCCCCATCTTCAGAACATAACTTCATATAAGCCCCAATATAATCAAGGAATCTTTGAATATTTTTTCTAGTTTTATTTAATTCTTTTCTATCGATCTTATATTTGTAGAACTTACAGAAATTTCTACGTGTTATAGGTGAACCATCGTAATCAAATTTATATGTTTCCCTAGAAGTGAATAGGTAACCTGCTTTAGGGTTATTAAAAGTATTACTTCCACGAGTGGGGAGACGAGGTGTAACACCTTTAGGAAACCAAACTAACTCCGCACATGAGACTGGGCGTACAGGTATACGCATTGTATGAGCTTCTTCATCTGACTCTAAAAAAACTATCCCCTTCCAATTGCGGTTCTCTTTGTCTATTGTAGATATACCACGTGTTGCCACCAGTTTATTTTCTTCATCAACCCAATAATTATCCACAGGGAATTTAATCTCTGTGTATTTACTGACTTCTTGTTCTTTAACAGGAATGTCTTTGCAATGGGTAGAGGGTGCATTTGCTTCAGCGAGAGTACCTAGTTTACCTCTGGTCAGAGTTATATCAGGTATGAGTAATCTCTCTTGTGTCTGATGATAGTCAGCATCATCATGTATTCTTACTTCAAGACATGGGTATGTATCTGGTATGTAGCGCAGTGGGTGAAAGTTTTTTATGGTAGCTCCTGTTAGTTGTTCTAGTATTATTTTTGTACTCTTACTGTTCCACCCTTCCAAGTTTATCGTATAGTATTTTCTGTAAAACCTAGCAATAACAGTGCCATAGTATAAAACTTGAAAGCAATCCTCATTTGGTTTCGTACCGCCATGTACACGTTCCAACAGTAGATTTTTATTTCTACGCCCATACGAATCAGAGCCATCATCACATAAGCGTCTGACCATTGGCGCATCAGTTCTACAGTGCTGTGTTTGTCTGTATCTGCGTTCCACATCTAACCATGAGTTAAATTGAGGGACGTGTCTTTTTAATGATTGAAACATATTCTCTCTCCTCTATTTAGTTTATAGTTCGGCTTCAAACCAACATTGCTCTGTTCTCTCAACACATTTATGAATCTTTCTGCCTAATATTAATCGGGCATAAACTTCATCTACAGTATTTGTATCTGTCTCTCCCAATATAATACTGTTAGCTCGTATCATTTCGTCCTGACTCTTATGCTTTCTTGCTAACTGAATATTAGCAGTGGGTATGGATTCATCACTCTGCGAAAGCCATTCCTCCGAATCCTCATAAACTCCTTTCTCTGTATTGAACCAACCAAAGTGGTATGCGTCTAGAAGGTCAAGTAACATCGGACTATAGGCATTCAGTTGGTCTATACAGTCCTTCAAACCTTGTTCAATTTTAGGCATATCTTGTTCCCTAAAATAATAAACCAACCTGTCGTCAGGTGGTGTACCTGTTACACCAAAGCTATCCGCATCATCACTGCTCTGACAGGCAAACCAGAACTTCCCTTCGATATCGCCTGAGTAGTATCTACCCATTTTCTTCCCCCTCCACTAGTTCTAGTATGTCTTTCTTTAGGTTCTGTGGTTCATACTCTCCATTTGCTATCTCAGCTATCATCATCATCAAATCACTCCACGACCAATCTGAACCCAACCATGTTTCCACGTTTTCTGCTGTAACTTCTTTACTCATCTTTCACCTCCACTATTTGTCCATTCTCTACTAGGGCATTTAATGTTTCTTGAGCATAGTTAACTTCGTCCTCTAACTTCGCTATGAGAGCATGGTAAGCCTTCGTAGCTTCGGCTCTGGATTCAAAGCGTTTATGAGACCATTCTTCTTCCTCAATAACCCCCCCATCTTGTTTATCCATATATCTAAATTTCATTCTGGCTAGGGGTTTCTCGATTGTGATTAGTATTTTAAATTTCATTTCATTACCTCCTTAATTTAAAAGCTTTACGTTTAGGTTGGTACTTCTTAAGTATTTTCTCAGTCAAAAATGCAGGTTCCCAACCTGCACATTTTTTACGGACATTAACAATAACTTCCTTAGGAAATGGCAGGTTGTCCCAATCCCAGTGATGCTCAAGCCCCTGCGTCCATTGGGTTATTCTCCATAGTTGAAATGGGTATAATTCGTTTCTGAGATTACCTATATACCCTTCTAAACTTCTCGCCCATCTATTTTGATCGAGAACCTTGTTTATAATTCTGCACTTAGCAATACTGCTATCGTATTGGTAGCCACGTGGCTTTGTATTGTTTTTAGCTAAATACTTAATATGCCGATATAGCCACCTCCATGCCTCTGACCTCTCTTTGTTGTTAAGTCTTTTGAGTTTGTTCCGCATTCTCCTCCTCCTCATTTATTAATCTAAAATTAAACCCTTCGACATCTTCATTCCTTACACACTCTTCCATATAAGTAAGTAACCATTCATATATATCTTCTACCTTATCTGCTTCAAAATGGTCTAGGAAAGTTACTTCGTATTTAGGCATTTTTAGCCTCCTCTTTAGCTTTACGTTTGGCCTCTTTCTCTTCACGTTTCTTGCGAATTTGTGATGCCAATAGTCTCTTGCGTTTCTGCTTTCTTTCTTTAGATTTTCTCATTTACTTCCTCCTCATCAGTTAAATCGTGGTCATAAATCTCATAGGTATATCCTTCGGGTAGGTTATTTACATCAACAACACAACCTCCCATAACTTCAATGGTGATGGTTTTCATGTGGTTTCCTCCTATGCTGTTTTCCATTTTTCCAATAACCGAAAACTAACTCTTCCCCAAGCACCACCATTTCTTCTACGCATTTTTCTATATTCTAAAGGCAGTATTCCAAAACCAGTTTCCGCTATAGCACTCGCCCTTTCAGCTTGGCTCTTGGAGTACATACACCCATGAGTATTAACCTTTCTCGAACTGGAGTATTTTCTTTTGAACCAACGCTTACTACGTCTTTTGTCTTTTTTATCTCTTGTTTCCGTAGCTAAATATCTACTCATTACTTCACCTCCAACGTGCCTACGGCTTTTAGTAGAATGTATGTACCCTTCGCCAAATCTTCTCCCTCTGTGTTATTGGCTTTATGCATTTCATGCTCTATAAAATCTTCAGTCGAACCTGCTATGGCTATCTCTCCCACATCATGTTCTTCATTGACTGCGATAATGTCGCCATCGTCAAGACTAGCTATTTCTATTGTGTCTTTTAGTTTCATGTTATTTACTCCTATGAAATCCCGAACAAATGGCTATACGAGCCACAAGTTCGGGGGTTGTGAATGTTGGTGTTATATGGTTGCTCCGTGTGTGAGGTGTAAGGTGAACAGTCGGAACATATGTGGGTGTAAAGATATGTTGTACTCTTTACATGCTTGAAGGACACACATGGGTGCTGACCATCTGTGAGCTGAGTGGTAGAAATATCCTGCGAGTTCGAGCATCTTGTGCTCTTTGTTTGATACCGTCATGTTGATTCTCCTTTTAAAAAGTGAACAAACGGCTAACGTAGCCGTTTGTTCTGGTGATGTTAACTTATTTACGATAAACAAATTTATCAACGAATGCTGATTTTGCACTGTGTAGAGCGTCTGAAAACCCACGTCCTTTAAGAAAGAACTTGCTACCTAAGACCTCAAAAAAGAACGCTCGTTGTGCGTCAGTATTAATATGTCTTAGTGCGCCATAGAGAGCCGCGCGTTGTTCAGAATCTAAGTATGCGTACACGTCAGCTTTAGTTTCAGGTTGACGAAGTGCCATGTTGATTCTCCTTTTAAAAGTGAGTGGTATAAGTCTTACGGTATCCTTTCCAATCAATGGAGAGAGGTTAACTTTGTCCCTGTAATCTTCCTCTTATACCACTCGAAATGGTGTGAACAAGTGGCTAACATAACCATTTGTTCGAGGTGTATAAAGTCCGCCAGTGCGAACATTTATACCTTCTCCCCATGTATATCACACTAACAGAATTATTGATAAAGTCAAGTTTAATGTTCGACATTTTGTCGCCTAAATGGGGTGAACATAGTTTTGGGGTTGGTGATGCTCCAAAGTAAAATGATATACAGATGGTATATACAGATGGTATAAAAGGTACAATTTTGTCTATACAGATGGTATAAATAAATATACGTTCTGTATAGACATTTTGTCGTATTGGGTGGTGAATGAGGGGAGAACGTCATAATGTCGGAAGAGGATTGATTTGACGTAATTTTATTAAGTGTTTGATTTGCGTGTAAAATTACAGATTTGAATGAGTATAAAATTACACCTTAAGTTATTGAATAGTAAGTAAAATTACATGTTTGAGCTTCGTTAGCTTTGTATCATTACACGCTATGTGTATGATAACTAAGTAAAATTACAAAATTACACGTTTTTGCCAAGAACTCTGCACTGCGTATCTTCTTTGAACGAAGATAACGAAGAATATACAGATGGTATATTTTGATCAATTTTTATTTTGCTAAAGCTAATTTATTTAGTGTAATAATGTAATAATGTAATAATACAGCTGAAACCCTTGCTATTACTACGTTTATAAAATTACACCTATTATTACAAAATTACACATTGTGCAATGCAGTATCACGAAGTTAACTTGACAATAACGCGACACAATGTCGCGAAGTTAACTCGGTGAACATTTGGCTATCATGACCAAATGTTAGCTTCGTTGACCTTCCCCCAAACCAAACCAGTTCAGTGCATCACACTCCCTTATGACCGTACATGTAACTCCCTTATGACCGTTGTATAGATGTATAACTATGATAAGGGAAGGTAAATGAGGGAAGGTATCAGATGACAAAGTTGACTAGGTGAACATTTGGCTAACATAACCAAATGTTCAAATTGATTACAGGCATAAAAAAACCCCACCGAAATGGTGGGGTTTAATTAACTACCAGATTAATTAGCTTGTGTATTCTTTCCAAGCGTTAATCTGTTTAACTATGAAGTCAGATTCATCATGTTCATGTTTTGTTAACCATGCCATGTAACCTGCCAACTCAGTAGACACATCTTTCAGACTACTACGAACAGCTTTGTTAAGCTCAGTTCTACTTTCACGCTCGGCTTTCTCAGTCGCTTTGTCCTGAGCTTTCTTGCGTTTTTGTAGTTCCGCCGCGAACTCCCCTGCCTCAGCTATGGTACTCATATCCTGAGCCAATTCCTCAGCTTTCGATTCAATTTGAGAATCACTGAGACCATCGAACTTTTCCGCTTGAGCCTTACGTTTAGCACTCATGCGAACTGCATCAGGTGTTGCCTTTGCAGGTTTAGTTATTGCAGGAATTTCAATATCACCGACCACAATACCTTCATTAGTCAGTAACTTAATAGACGCGCCAAGAATATGGCGTACTCTATCTTCGCTTAACTCATAAGCTGTAACACAAGCTTTGGTTATGAGCTTTCTACCCATAGTCCAAGTGTTGTAATCAAAGCTTTCAACAGGGATAACCCCGTTGTCGCTCACCACATTATAGAACGCAAGAGCTAACTCTTGCTCCTTGTTACGAAGTTGACCAGATGTCAACTCGTAATCTTGTATACCAGAGACTGCAACCTCTACCGCCTGTAACTGAGAGGCGTTGAGGTGAAACGAACTTTTGGCTGATATACCCAAAAGTTCACGCGCTTTTGATTCATTCATAAGATGAACCTCCATTGATTAAGTAACGAACAGGATTGTTCCTTACAAGAAATACACTAACAGGAAAATTGGCAAAGTCAAGATATTTGTTCGGAACAAATGGCTATCATAGCCAAATGTTCATTGGCAAAATCTAGGCGAACCCACCTATCCCCCATCACCCAATATCTCACTTCGTTACACCTAACCCCTTTACACTTAAATTTGCTCAAACGATCAGAAAAAATTTAAAAATCGCTAGGCCCCCACCCCCCGTTTCACGTGAAACACCCCCCCTTGCAAAAGTGGTTCATACTAGCCAAAAAATTATTTGAAAAATTTTAAAAACTATGGTCTTATTGGCTTTGAGGGTTTGGCATAAAACCTGCATAAATGTAAATAGGTGAACAATAACAATGAGGAAAAAGACATGAAATGGGAAACTCCAGAATACAGTGACATCCGCTTTGGCTTTGAAGTCACTATGTATATTAATAATAAATAATATAACCTCCTACTCGTTATAGGTTAAGGCGTACTCCTCCTCCGTTTAGTACGCCTTTTTTTATTGTGCTTAGCAAATATATGTGTAAAAATCAAAAAATATTTTAGGAGACTTTAAATGGCCACAAAGACAAAATTACTAAAGAAAGGTGTTAAGAAACTTAAGGAAGTACAAGAGGATTTATTTCCCGACACACTACCAAAAAGTCCAGAAGCGATTAAGAAAGCTACTAAAGAGCAACAGGATAAGCTTAAGAGAGACCAAATGGATATGTTTCCTGAGGATTTAGCAAAAAGACAAAAAGATGCTCAAATGAAAAAAGATATGCTTGGGAAGAAGTCAAAGAAAAAGAAAGCAGTGAAAAAAGCTGAAGGCGGCCCTGTTGAGAAATTTGGTGCTGGTGGTGAAATTCTTAAAACTTTATGGAAAAATAGACCAAGGCTTAAAACTGTTAAAGAAACAGAATCACTAAAAAAGAAAAAACTAAGGGAGAAAAAGAAAAAAGAAAAAACGGAAACTAAATCAGGTCCTGTGACCAAGTCTTCTGATTTTGATCCAGGTACTTCTAAACACATGTCATTAAACAAAAAACAAAAAGAAATACAAAAAAGAATGGATGCTGGTGAATTTGATAGACCAGTTAAAAAAGCTGGCGGTGGTAGGATAAAAACAGAAAGAGAAAGAGCACAAGAAATAGTAGACAAAGGCTATGCAAAAGTTAAGGCAAGAAGAGAAAAAGCAAAACGCATAGCTAAAGGTGATATGAACCCTAAAAAATATGCCAGCGGTGGTCGTGTTAAAAAATCTAAATCTATTGACGGTATTGCTCAAAGAGGCTTCACAAGAGCCAAGCATAGATAAGATGGCCAAGAAAAAACAAAAAAAGAAAAAGTTTAAAATACCTAGGATACCTAGTGTGTATGATATTCGAGGTATAGATGCAGATGCTATGGATGCAACAATAAAAGATATACCTAAATACACAAAGGAAGCATTAAAAGAACAGGCCAAACCAGAAAACATGGCTATCTTAGCTGCAGAAACTTTTTTCCCTTATGCTAAAGTTGGTAGGGGTGTTAAATCAATGTATAAATCTTTAAAAAATCGTAAACGTGTCCCGGCTATGAAAGAAGGCGGTAAAGTAGAAAAATATAAAGACACTTTTGATAAACGCATGAGATCTGCAGAAGCAGGTGGTGGCCTTAAAGGAAAATCTAAAGCTAAAAAATATAAAAAAGGTGGTATGGTTAAAAAATGTAAAGTAGACGGTATCGCTAAACGCGGTTTTACTAAAGCTTATTCAACGAAAAAAGGAAAGTAAGATGGGAGCAATTTCAATAGCAAAAAAACTTTTGAAGGGTAAGAAGAAAAAGAAGGATCGTAAAAAACCCAAAGGCTGGCAAGAACCAAGATCGTACAAACGGAAATTAGAAAAAGAACGAGGACGCCGGGATGATTTGGCGCTTGATTCTATTTATTTAGAGGGTAAAAAGAATCCTAAAAAGATAAAGGATATGAGTGATAAGCGAATTGAAAAAGAACTAAAGCTTCTTAAACCTGATTTGACTATGGAGGAAAGGGCTGATCTTTTAGGTGGGTATAAAGAAGGCGGCCCCGTTAAAATAAAAGATCGTCAATATTTAAAAGGTAAGTAAATGCCGTTGACTATTGTTCCGGAAAAAGATATACCTTTGCCGGATGATTT